TAACCTTCAGCATGTGAATGAATAGCTTGAGCTATTGTATTACGACCTTCAGCATGTGAATAATCACCTATTGCTGTTGTAATATAGCCTTCAGCATGAGAAACCCAACCTATAGCTGTTGTATTACTACCTTCAGCATGTGAAGAATCACCTATAGCTGTTGTATAACGACCCTCAGCATGTGAATAATCACCTTTAGTTTTTGTTATATGACCTTCAGCATGTGAATTATTAGCTTGAGCGGTACTATGATAACCTTCAGCATGTGATGAACTACCAGATGCTATTGTATAATAACCTTCAGCATGTGAATGATTACCATCTGCAACACAACCTATTCCTTGTACTAAAGAATTTGTTAAATATTTATATTTAAAATTAGTAGAACCACTTAGTTCAGATGTACCTTTCTTAAATGCAATCTCTTCATTATTAAAATTGTAAGAAGGCAAAACTCCTATTGTATTACCAAAAACATGTAAATTTTGACAATATAAAGTATCTGGTGAATAGCCACTTATATTTTTCCCACAAGCTATCATACTTCTATCTGCACCGCTAAACAAAAAGTTGTTTTCACCACAAATAATTGTATTTTTTGCTATAGAATTAGAAATTGTAATAACAGTAATTACAGTAGCATTCCAATATATTTTACCTTCTAAATCAGAAACTTCAATTATGGTATTAGTTCCATTGAAATTAGAATTAATAATTTTTCTATGAATTAAATCAACTGGGTCGGGTCCAACTAGATATGCAATTGCAATATCTTTACCAGTCTCATAATCAGATGTTTTATCACCTTCACTTGCATCAAAAATTAAATATTTATTATCACTAACAGTTAAATTTCCAACCACAGTATCCATTAAATAATCATAAGAAGGAGATGAAATGACTAGACTACTGATATTTGGATTATAAATAAACCCATCAGACACTTTTAGACCTTCAGTATCACCGCTATTAGGAAATATTTGCAATCCAGAATATATTTTTTCCATAAATTAATTTTATTTACTATGCAATTATTACAATTTTATATGTTCCACCTACAGATAAAGTAACATCAACCGCATTATTTGGGTTACTATTATTTATTTGGACTGTTCCACTAACTAATTGTTTTGATGAATCCCAAATTTGAACTATAATATCTTCAGTTCCTAGATTATGGGTTATTGTTTGTAAAACACTTCCAGTAAATTCAGTAGTTATTACAAATTTATTTGAAGATGCTCCTCCTGTAGGAACTAGAATTAAATTACCATCAGAATCTATACCTATATTGTTAACAGGTGTCCCACTTGTTATACTATCTAAATTTAAATTTCCAGCATAAATATAATCAAATGGAGTTTCATATGTACCAATATTACATAATGTTTCTGCTGTTAGATTATATCTAAATAAAGTTCCATAATCACTTGGTGTATTAAGAGATGCGGTACCATATAATATATTATTCAAAATAGCGAATGATGAATAAGGTTCATAACCATCATTTCCATTAAATTCATGCAATAAACTGTAACCAGATGTAGTTATATCATATTCAAAAATAACACCATAGCCATTAGTTCCACCACCACTAGTCATACCATATAATTTACCACCATATTCCAACATTTCAGAATAAGGATATGCTCCATTCGCTTCATCAAAATTAAATAATATTGTTAAACTAGAAGTAATTAAATCAAACTCATAAATACAACCTTTGTTATTTAAACCAGAATCTGGTGATAAACCATATAACTTATTATTATAATAATTTAATTTTAATGATGAATTAAAATCTAAGTCATATAATTTATTATAAGTGGATGAATTTAAAACATATTCAAATATAACACCATTACCATAATTACCACCAGAAATAGTAGTTCCATATAATTTTCCATTATGTTCAATAACGCCAGATTCTGAATATGCACCATTTATATAATCAAAATTATGTAATATGGTAAATGCTGATGTTGCAATTTCATATTTAAATATGGTACCATATTCCATTGTACCACCAAGATTAGTTGTACCGAATATTGTTCCGCCACTTTCAATAATTAATTTTGGCTGCATGTTACCATTTACGGTATTAAAATCAACTAATAGTGTTGTAGCAGATGTAGTCAAATCAAATTCATAAAGATAACCATATGTACTACTAATGGTACCATATAACTTTCCATTATATTGAATAAGTCCAGAGCTTGGAGTACTTGTATCGTGATTATAAATGTCTGTATAACCAGATGTAACTGGGTCATATTCGAAAATTGTACCGTTATTGTAAATTCCGCCTGTTAATGTACAACCATAAATTTTTCCATTATATTCAAGTAATGAATACTTAGGCGAATAACCTTCTGATTGAGTATAAACTTTAAGTAATTCAAATTCACCAATAGAAGCGCCAACTGATTGTATATTACAAAAATATACATTAGAAAGTGTGTTTGATATGGCAACAGTTCCATTAGAGGTTCTAACCAATATATCTCCAGTATTATTTATAGGTGTATAATTAATATTTAAATTAGGAACATAAACAGTATCATCTTCATTTCCATTAATATTTTGACCACCTAAAACGACAGTTCTTTTTCCTGATGCAATTGAATTAACACCACCAAGAATAGCTGAATAATCTCCAGATGCTCCTTCTACATATGAATCACAATATTGATGATTAAATGATGCAGTTCCAGAAGCATTAATAAAATACCCATCAAAACCCATACCTCCAACATGCGAACTAGGACCGCTTGCAATTGTATTATAACCTTCACTATGAGAATAGAAACCTTCAGCTGTTGTTTTATATCCCTCAGCATGTGAAACACTTCCATTTGTAATTGTATAATAACCTTCAGCATGTGAATAATCACCTTGAGTTGTACTATAATAACCTTCAGCATGTGAATAATTACCCTGAGCTGTAGTACCCTCACCTTCTACATGTGAAGATTCACCTTGGGCTGTTGTATTACTACCTTCAGCATGTGAAGAAATACCTATAGCTGTTGTATAAGTACCTTCAGCATGTGAATTTTGACCTATTGCTGTTGATTTAAAACCTTCTGAATGTGAAGAATGTCCAATTGCTTTAGTAATATAACCTTCTGCATGTGAATAATCACTTTCAGCAATTGTTTTACATCCTTCGGCATGAGATGAACTACCATATGTTATTGTTTCAATACCTTCAGCATGTGAAGAATCACCTTGGGCTATTGAATAAGTACCTTCAGCATGTGATGCAGGACCTAATGCAGTTGTACCATGTCCTTCAGCAATAGAATAATCTGCTGTTGCATCCAATCCGCTATTATTCTTAGCCTTAATAGAATAATTACCACTTGAACCAGAAGTCCAATATAAATCATCACTATTTAAGTCAATGCTGATTGTAACATTATCATTACGATACAACATTAATGTATCTCCTGTTACAGTACCACCAGTAACAAATGTATCACTACTAATTCCAGTAATTACAACTGGATAATTAGTTCCATCGGTTAATTTAATAGTTATGGTATCATTTGCATATGTTAAACCAGAAATTGACCTACCTTTCAAGAAAATGAAGTTATTGTCAACATCTTCCCAACTTAATACACTATTTTTAGTATTATCTGGATTAGGGTATGTAAATGGACTTGATAATGTCCTTAAAATTAATTTATCATTTGCCATACTATTATTTATTAATAAATATTAGATTCCAAAGTATTCAGATTCAAATTCAAAATTATTTTTAATTTCACACCAACTCAATGGTTCATCATAAAATCTGAATTTATTTATTCCACCTATAAAAGTCCCTGCAAAATATGTTTCTAACAATAACCCCAAATCTTTCATATCTTGACCATCAAATGTCATTGATTCAAGCAATCCTTGAGTTCCACCACCAATACTTATATTAAAAGGCACTCCTTCTTGTTTTTCATTATATTCATTTAATCTTTTGGGTATAATCTCTTTACAATTTCTAACAACATATTTCAGACGACCATTAATATAAAACATCAATTTTCCATTTCGCGGTGCTTTCCATAATAATTCACAATCATTAAGTCTTGTATCCGCAACCCATTTTACTGCCACATGGGTCCATCTATCATTTTGAACCATTCCCATAGCACTATACGATTCCTCAACTGTTATTCCGCTTTTTACTGTTGTTATGCCAGATGTAGTAGCAGTTATACAACTAAACCTTAATGCTCTATATCCAATACTACCATCTTCTTTAATTCTTAAACCAAAAGCATTATTTTCTAAATCAGCTTTCCAATCTAATTCCATTAATGGTCTCGAATCACCACTATATTTACAAGTGGTTGTACCACCAAAATGATAATTTCCATTACAAGTGCAATTTTTTCCAGCAGTAGCTCGACTAAAAATAGTAAATTTATTTCTTTTATCAACTAATTCCATTGTGGTTGCTGTTAAGGTAATACTATCACCAGTAAAATTACAAATAGTATAACCTTTCCTTTGAATATACGGGTCACTTTGTCGTAAACCTGAATTTCCACAGCCACAATTACAATTATTATTTGAGTTTTGTGCTCGACTATAAATCAAAAATTTATTTGTAATATCAAAAATCGTTAATGGTGGTGGGTCTAATGGATAACCAGATGTCGTTCTAATTTCATATTCTTTTGGAATAGTACACCAATAAGTACAACCAGAAGTACAAGCAGAAGTAGAACCCGAATTCAATCCTTCAAAAACACTCCAAAATTTATTTTCTGCTCTAGTACCTAAATAAAAGAAAAATCCTGTATTACCAGTATAAACATCATTTAAAACTGTACCTGTATAACCAGAACAATTATTGTTTTTATTTAACCAAAATTCAACAGTCCAACCTTTAGCAAATCGATTTGGTAATGTTTGATAACTATTATCATCAATTTTATAAAATCCTTGATAAAATCCACCACATAATTGGGCATAATGACCAAGTGTTGATGAACTTAAAATATTGATAGGATAAATAAATTGTCCAGTATAGCCACTAACAGGATGTAAAATAAGTGATGTTTCACCAGATAATATTTCCATTGTAATACCAGTTAAAATACTTGTTAATCCAGTATTTGCAATATCAACTGGGTCTTTTTCATATTTAATTAATCCATTATCTAAACCAGTTAACCCGATATTGTTTAGTGTTAAACCAGTATTTACAGCTTTACTCCAAGTAGATAAACTATAAATTGTGCTAGTTGAAGTAATCCCTGATGGAGCAATATTTGGATTACTAAAATCAAATTCTGCTATTAAACTATCTCCAGATATTATTCCATCTAATATTTTGACTGAAAATTCATCACTAGCTAAATAAAAATCATAAAATTCACTATTGCTAAGTTTAGCGTCTATTTTATTAAAAAAATAATTTCGTATATTTCCTGGTCCTCCCATAAATAATTAATTTTAAACTGCTACCATTCAATTAAAGCTGTTCGCTTCCATCCTTTATTTACCTTTATGTATAAATAATCATCATCCCATGCAATACAACCAACATCTCCATTTTCATCTTTACTATCAGTTGGTGTATAGTTTTGCATTAATCTTAGTTGACTAAATCCATTATTCCCATTAATAATTATTCCAGTATTAAATGATATATTACCACTGGTTGTCGAACTAATTATAATATTACTATTATCTGGTTTACCTTTTTCAATTATAAATCCACCACCAATAGCAGATGCATAAGTTCCATTATAATTTAATATTATGTTATTATCTTCAGCTAAAATAACCTCGGTTGCAAATACTGAAGTACTACCACAAACATGTAAATCACCAAACAATGTCATATTTTGGCCGAAAATAGTATCACTAGTATCTGCTGTTATTGAATTTCCACCTAATATTACTGACCTTTGTGCGGTATCAATAATTAAATTATTATATCCCCCAATAATTGCTGAAGATGCTGCTCCACTTTGAATATTATTATTTTGTCCACCTAAAATAGCACTATAATTACCAGATGCTTTAGATATATTACCTTTAATTGAATATGAATGAATAAATGATGCTACCCCTTCAGCAATTAATCCACCTTTATCATCACTATAACCACCTATATGAGAACCAAATCCATTAGCGACTGTTTGATATCCTTCAGCATGTGAATAAGTTTCATTAGCTAATGTTTCGTATCCTTCAGCATGTGAATTATTACCAATTGCTGTAGTAGAACTACCTTCTGCATGTGAATTAATACCAATCGCTTTAGTAGAAACACCTTCGGCGTGTGATGATAGACCTGATGCTATTGTGGAATAACCCTCACTATGGCTATAATTTCCATAAGAAGTTGTTTTATATCCTTCGGCGTGTGATGATAGACCCGATGCTATTGTGGTATTACCCTCGCTATGACTAAAATTTGCATAAGAAGTTGTTTTATATCCTTCGGCGTGTGAATAATTTCCAATTCCTTTATTTGTACTACCTTCTACATGTACCCCACTACCCATGCCTGAATTATACAAACCCTCTACATGCGAAACATCACCAATAGCACTATTATAACCTCCTTCTACGTGTGATGCTAAGCCTGTTGCAAGATTTATACCACCTTCAGCATGTGAATACGCCCCAGAAGCTGTATTTCCAGAACCTTCGCTAACAGTTAATTTTCCAGATGAAGTACTATTACTATATTTTAAAACCACAGCATATGTTCCAGAACCACCACTCCAAAATGTTGTCCCTGAAGTAACAGCAGAAATAGGACTCCAATCCGCCATACCTTCAGCATCGGCACAAGTCAAGACATATCCAACTTGTGGATTATTAGTTACAATAAGTCTTTCAGTTCTGGTAATTCCGCTTACATCAACCCATATAGTTCTACCTGTATAATCTAAACTTCCTGCTGTATAATAAGTTACATATTCAGACCTACAACGACCTGTAAATACACCAGGTGCAGTTTCAGTTATTGCCGTAACTTGTAATGGATATGAAATTCCAGTATAATTTAAATAAACAGTATTTCCATCAATAACTGTTGAATCAAATCCAACATAAATAGGACCTAGATTTTGAGTAACACCACTATTTAAATTTGTTATAGCAGAGATATAAGGTTCAGCTAATTCCATCCAAACTGCACCGAAAGTAAAATTAGTTGTACCTGTATTACCTGAAAAAACAGAAGTAACTTCATAAATAGTATATTCATGTTCATTAGTAGTATCAGGACCGTTAGTTAGTGCACTAAAAGGTAAGCCGAATTTAGTTGAACCTGATAGTTGGGTCTCAGTTCTTTCATATTGCTTAACTTGCCTATTATCAGAAATATCGACTTTTGTAATAAATCCATTCATAATTATGTTTTTCTATAAATATTATGAAATTAGAATATATTTATAAAGAAATGGTTATATATGAGAACATTTAAAAAAAAAGACATAAAGAAAATAAATGTTGATGAATTAATTGATAGTGATGGCAGCATTATTGATGGTGATAAATCACATGAAACCACATCACAAATAAAAACAGCTCCAGCTCAAACAACAGATAAGTTTGTTCAAACTGCTCGTCAAAAATTTAGATATCCATATGGTTATACGGGAACGCCTTATAGTCATGGGGATAGGTATCCTATAATGCAAGAAGAAGATGAAAATATTGATGAAGCTCAATTAAAAATGGAAAAAATGGTTGAAGATATTATTTCTAAAAAATTATCTAATAAGGAAATAATTCCAAAACAAGATATTTCTGATATAAATAAAAATAAAATTCCAGATTTAGATGAATTATCATCGAAATTTAATAAAAAAAATATTTCATCGGCAATTGAAACATTAATTAATGGTGTTAAAAGAGAAAGTTTAAGTGGTGAAGAAAAAGCTATTATTTTGAATTATATAATTGAAAACATTGGAACAAAAGATATTGAACAAAATTATAAAGTTATTTTAAAATCTAAATTATAATGCCAAACAAAGATTTACAAAAAACATATCATTATTGTCCTATCTTGGATAAAAAACTTAGTTATGAAAACATGAAAAAAATAAAAAGTTTTTTCGATAACTATGAAGGAGATGGCACTGATGAAAAATATGTGAATTATGGCGGTAAAAAAATGCATGAATGGTTAAATAAAACATTGGAAAATTTATCTAAATCAGTTTATTATCCTAAAAAAAGTAGGATGGATGCTGGCGAAGAAAATCAATTTAAAAAACCGCACACAAAGGATAGAGATAATTCAAATCCAACCGAAATAAAATTACCAAATGTAATTAAAGGTTCAAAGCATAAATATATTATGGCTAATAAAACTGTTTATGAATCAATAGAAGATGAATTAAAAGCTATAAGATATTTAATTGAATATATGAATAAAGATAAAAAAATAATTAAATAAAATGGGACAAAGTAAACTAGAACAAGTTGCTATACAGCAACGTAATGTATTAATTCCGATTAATACATATAATGATACGGCTGCTGCTAATAATTACACAGCCACTCATACAAGGGCATTATCTGATACAATAACCCCAGAAGCTGGGCGTGGTACTAATAATTATTTAGATACAAGTAATTATAATGCTGGTACACAAACTGATATTGCTGGTAATCCAGCTGAAGCTGGTAGTGGTAGACTTGCTGCTTTTGCTAATAATGCTTCAACTTGGGGGTATACACCAGATTCAACATATCAAGCACCAGATACATCATTAAATGTTGGTCAAGTAGTTATTAGTTAAAAAAAAATATGATTAGCCTTTACAATATATTTGAATCAATTATATTAGAGGAAACAAAATTGTTATCCGAAGGTATAACTATTCAAGATATACAAAAAGCGATTGATTCGAATCTTAGATATAAGGTTTGGTATCAAGGTGAAAAAGAAACTACTCCTAGTATGAGGTTAGTTGATTTTTACGCTTTTGGTACATCTCTTAAGGATAATGATGTTGTAAGGGTTTTTCAACCTTTTGGGTTTACAACAACTCAAAACGGAAAATGGAAACTTTTAAGAATAGATAGAATAACAAGAATGGAACCAACAGGATTTAGACTTAGTAAAAAATCAATTGATAAATACAGTCCTGATATACCACCATTTAATCAATATGGTGATGGTTCCATGAAAAATGTGAAACACATAAGAAAAGTAGAATAATATGGAAACACCAAAACTAATTGATACTAACCAATTAAAAAACATATTAGGTAGTGCAAAAGCCATAATGGAAAAAGTTGAATCTGGGGATTATAAAAGTGGTAATATTGACCCAAGAGCAATAACCGAAGAAACCGTTTCAGAACTTATTTCTGAACGACATATTACAAAACCTATTGCAAATGACCCTACACAATTTTATAAAAACTTGGAAAATTCTAAATTACCAAGCGCAATTAAAGAATCAATGATAAAAAATCCAATCCATGCAGGTGATTTTCCGAGTTATGCTTTTTCATTAGAAGATGTAATGGATTTTGAAAAAGATGAAAAAAAAGTTCCTTTACCAAAATCTCAGGTTAAAAAAAATACATTAACGGAATCTAGACAGCAAGAAAAAATAATCGGGCTTACAGAAAGTCAAGTTAGAGAAATTGTAAATGATGAAATGATTAAATTTTTAAGCAAATTTTTTATAAAAACTTTAGCCGAAGACACTAAAAAGAAGGTGATTGAAACTTTAATAAAAGAAGGGAGATTAAAAAAATCAAAATAAAATTATAAAAAAATGCCAGCTTTTAGCTGGCTTTTTTATTTACATTTAATGATAATAGATTATAATTACAATTAGATTATAATATAAAATATATTAAACGTGTTTCAATGAAAAAAATTAGAATTTTAGTTGTTCCTAGTGACCGAACTGGTGTGTCATATTATAGGAGTACAAATCCACACATTTATTTGGAAAAAACATTCCCAGAAGAATTCAAAATTGATATTGAATATAATCCAAAAATTGAAGATGAAAATTGGTTATCTCAATACGATATTATTCATTTCCATAGAACATTTGGACCTTATGAGAAAATTGAGGACACCATGAATAGATTAAGAAAGTTAAATATTGTTGGTGTTATGGATTTGGATGATTATTGGTCACCTGGTCAACATCACCCAGCATATCTTATAATTAAAAAAAATAATCTACCTGAAAAAATAGTCCGCAATATGAAATATGCGGATTATGTTACAACAACGACTCCAATATTCCAAAAAGAAATGTTAAATTTTAATAAAAATGTTGTTGTCTTCCCAAATGCAATTGATTTAACAGAAAAACAATATATTCCTAACCCAGAACCTAGCAATAGAATAAGGATTGGCTGGCTTGGCGGGTCATCACATTTAAGAGATTTAGAAATTCTTAAAGGTGTTGTTGGAAAATTAAAAACTGATGGTTTATTAGATAAGATTCAATTTGTTTTGTGTGGATATGATTTACGCGGAACTATTACATTTATTGATGAAAAAACTGGAAAAGAAGAACAACGCAAAATTAGTCCAACTGAAAGTGTATGGTTCAAATACGAACAGATTTTTACCGAAAATTTTACAACTATCAGTCCAGAATATAAAAATTTTCTATTGAAATTTAGGAAAGAAGAATATCCAAATGTAGAAAATGAACCATATAGAAGAGTTTGGACTAAACCAATTACTTCATATGCTACAAATTACAATCTTTTTGATATTTCTCTAGCTCCTCTCGAAGAAAACATTTTTAATAAAGTTAAAAGTCAATTAAAAGTAATTGAAGCTGGATTTCATAAAAAAGCATTAATCGCACAAGATTTTGGACCATATCAAATTGATTGCGTTAATGTTTTTGAAAAGGGTGGTGAAATTAATCCTAATGGAAATGCAATATTAATCCCTTCTGTTAAAAATCATAAGGAATGGTATAGAAGTATAAAACGACTTATTGAAAATCCAGAATTGATTCCTCAAATAGCAAATAATTTATATGAAACTGTTAAAGATAGATATTCTATGGATATTGTTACTAAACAAAGGGCAGAATGGTATAAAAAAATTGTCAAAAAATAGTTGAATAAAGTATTTTTTTAAAGTATATTTGTAAAACGGAAAAATAAATAATTAACAATAAAAAAATTAAATAATGGGATTAACACAAGAAAAAATAGTAAAAAACACTAAAACGTATTATGCAACACTTGAAAAATACGGTTTTTTTAATGACAAATTAGTTGAAATTTTAGGGGAATCTTTTATTAAAGCTCCAGCTTCTACAAGAGAAGACCTTCACAATGCATTTGAAGGTGGGTTAATTGACCATCTTTTAAAAGTAGCTAAGTACGCTGTTTATATTAATAAAATACTTCCTGAAGAATTACAGGTTCCAGAAAAGTCTTTACTTAAAGTATCCCTACTTCACCAAATTGGCAAAGCAAAATTATACTTACCTAAAGATTCTGATTGGCATAAAAAACAAGGAATTCTCTACGAGTTCAACAATGAATTAATTTCAATGAGAGTTGGTGAACGTTCTGTGCGTTATATTATGTTAGCAGGAATCGAATTAAATGATGAGGAATATCAAGCTATTTTGAATTACGATAAAGATGAAGAAGATAAACAAGCTAAATGGCACACAACAACGCTTGGTATAATTTTAAGACAAGCGAATGAACTAGCAATAATTGAAGAAAAAAAATAAAATTTAATGGAAAACGACATTTTAAAAATTCAAGAAGAAATAATGAATGAAATAACAAAAGGAAAGGATATTAATGAAGTTATTTCTAAGTATAATAAAATCTTTGAAGAAGAGTATATTAAACAAGGTAAATTTAATAAAATCAAATTAAAATTTGAAAATACTTCAAATAATCCCGACCCAGAATATGCTAAATCTTCTGACTCTGGATTTGACCTTAGAGCTTTCATTGAAAATCCGATTACTTTAAATCCATTTGAAAGAGCTACTATTCCAACAGGATTATTTTTTGAAATTCCAGAAGGGTATGAAATTCAAATAAGACCTAGAAGTGGATTAGCTTCTAAAAATGGGGTTACAGTTTTAAATACACCAGGAACAATAGATAGTGGATACAGAGGAGAAGTTAAAGTTATTCTCATTAATTTAGGTAATGAAACGTTTACAATTCAAAATGGTGATAGAATTGCTCAAGCAGTTTTTACAAATGTTGCAAACAGTATTTTAACTGAATTAACAAAGATTGATAAAGTTTCTAAAGATACCGATAGAGGTTCTGATGGATTTGGTTCTACTGGTAAAAGATAAAAAATATGAAATATGATTTTGATGATATTCTAATACAGCTAAAAATTACAAGTAGTATTAATACTAGAACCATTGAGATAAATCCATTATATTCTAATGGATTTTTACCGTTGATAACAGCTCCAATGGATACAGTTATTAATGCTAAAAATGCTAAGAAATTCACAGAATTAGGAATAATTCCATGTTTTCCAAGAGGTGAAGAAGAAACATATATAAGTGATAATTTTTATTTTTATTCATATGGTTTAAACGAGTTTAATGAATGTTTAAAAAATGAAAAATTATCACCAAATGGAAAATATCTTATCGATATAGCCAATGGACATATGCTTAAATTATTAGAAATTGTTTTAAAAACAAAAGAAAAATACCCGAATATGACTTTAATGGTCGGAAATATCGCCAACCCTGAAACATATAAACTTTTATCTAATGCTGGTGCTGATTTTATTCGTATTGGTATTGGAAATGGTAACGGATGTTTAACTACTGAACATACTGGTGTTGGTTATCCAATAGCTTCGTTAATTAAAGAATGTTATGATATTTCTCGTACTATTGAAAGACCAGCAAAAATTGTTGCTGATGGTGGAATGAAAAAATACTCAGATATTATTAAATCATTAGCTTTAGGTGCTGATTACGTAATGATAGGTTCAATATTTAATAAATCTTTGGAATCGGCTGGTTTTAATTACCTTTGGAATAAAATTAAAGTTTCACAAAATACAGCCGAATGGCTTTATAAACACAAATTTCCTATATATAAAAAATTCAGAGGAATGAGTACTAAAGCTGTTCAAAAGAAATGGGGTGCGAGAGAAATAAAAACATCTGAAGGCGTTATAAGATTTAGAAAAGTTGAATATACTTTAGATAAATGGACTGAAAATTTTATTCATTATCTTAAAACTGCAATGAGTTATACAAATGCTAAAACATTATCGGAGTTTATTGGTAAACCAGAAATAAACATTGTTAGTGAAAATGCTTACAGAAGATTTAATAAATAATTAAGTTTTAATATTTACATTTGCCTTTAAATTATTAGAATTAAGTATAATAATTTAAAGGTTTTTTTTTTATTTATGATTTCAGTATTTTATTGTACCAGACAGTCAAATCCAAAACACAAACAGCATATCATTGATACTGCTGGGATTAAAGACATAGAAGTAATCGAATATGTCAATAACGGAGAAGGTCTTACTAATCCATATAATAAAGCTCTAAAAGAAGCTAAATATGATATTATTGTGTTTCTTCATGATGATTTATTAATAGTGACGCAAAATTGGGGAAGACGATTAATAAATCATTTTAAGAGAAATCCAGATTATGGTATTTTAGGCGTAGCTGGTTCGAAATTATTACCAGCATCTGGACAATGGTGGGAAAAGAGAAATGAAATGTATGGTCAAGTTTTTCATACTCACGAAGGTAAAACATGGCTATCTAAATATAGTGAGCATTTAGGTAATAAAATTACTCAAACTGTTATTGTTGATGGTGTATTTTTATCAGTTCATAGACAAAGGATAAAAGTCGGGTTTAATCTAGAAATCAAAGGATTTCATTTTTATGATGTAGATTTTTGTTTCAAAAATCACTTAGAAGGCGTTAAAATTGGTGTTCATTATGATATAAGAATTAACCATATGTCAATTGGAATAACTAATCAAGAATGGGAAGAAAATAGAAAATATTTTGTAGAAACCAACAAGGATAAATTACCAATAAAATTACATGAAGATTTCAAAGAAAGAAAACTTAAATTATTAGTAGGTTGTCTTCAATTTAATGGTTTAACTGGTTCAGAAATTTCAACTTTAGAAACTGTTAAAGGGTTAGCAAAAGCTGGATGTGATGTTAGTGTAATTTCTTCAAATGTAAGTGATAAATTTAAAGCTATATGTAAGCCATTAGGAATTAAGACTTATACACTGAGTGAACCACCAGGTTTTAAGCGAGGTGATGGTAAATGGGGGTTTAATACGCCAAATGGATTTGAACCTTCAAAAGTGGATATGCTTTATAAAATAGAGGACGTAAGATTTGATGTTATTCATACAAATCATACTCCAATCACTGAATATTTACTTAAATTATATCCTGATGGTATTTTTGTTAATATTGTTAGGTCTGAAGTAATTGATTTGGAAAACCCAATTATTGATGATAGGATTAAACGATATATTGCTATACGTCCATCAATTAAACGGCATATGATGGATAATTTTGGAATACCAGAAGATAAGATTGATATTATCTATAATGCTTTTGATATGAATAGATTCAAGAAAAAAACATTACCTAGTGGAACAAATAGAAAAGTTACTTTATTTGTTGGGACTATGGATTATTTAAGACGTAAAGCGATAGAAGATTTAGTAATTAAATGTCAAGAATCAAATAAAGAATTATGGTTAGTTGGAAAAGATACTGATGGATATGGTAATGCATTAAGTAGAGCTAATGAACACGTAAAATATTTTCCTCCTACAGAAAAGATAGAAGAATTTTATTATAAATGTGATGAAACAGCTGGTATTTTTTTAGGTAGAACAACTATTGAAGGATTTCTATGTGGTAAGCCTGCAATCATTTATATCGTAGATAAATTAGGTGAAATAATTAGTTCTGAATTTCATCCAGTACCAGAAGACCTATCAATTTTTGATTTAGATAGTCATATTAAAAAAACAATTGATACTTATATATTAGCATATAATACTTTATAATTTATTTTTATGGTAGCTAAACCAATGAAAGGTGGTACTGGTAAAAATGATAGAAAATTAACTTTTACTATTAAAAATAAAAAACAAAAACAAAAAAAAAATGTTGATATGTCTAAAAAAGATGGCTATATTAGAAATAAATGGGGCCGATTTGCTAATAAAAAGGAGGTAGGAGCAATTGAGTTAAAAGAAATATTAAATACTGTCACGCCTTTAACACCTAATGATTCTACTTATGACATATGTATTGTTATTACTACCTTCAACAGGGAAATAATGTTAAAAAAATTGCTGGATGATATTATTAAAAATTCTTCAGACCTTAAGATTATTATTGGAATATTTGACGATTGCAGTGATAAGATATTGGATTTAACAGAATATGAAAATAGATTGAATATTGTTTATAATAGATACTCAAAAAATCATGGTAAAAAACAATATTGGAAATTGATTTCTGATACTATGAATTTTTGCAAAAATATAAATTCAAAATATTTTATCTATTTACCAGATGATGTTAGATTAATAGATGATTTCTTTAACAAAGCAATAACAAAATTTAATAATATCAGTGATAATAAGAAAATATGCCTAAATCTATTAATAGCAAATTCAACTAAAACCACAAAATTTGCTAATTGGACAGGATTTGAGATTGTGGAACTAGAAGATGTGTATAAAACTCAATTTAATGATTTGTGTTTTATAGCTGAAAGAAATTTTTTTGAAGCACTAGAATTTAGGATTGATGCCATAAATCCAAATTTATGGGAAATAGATAAAAATGCTGGCTCTGGTGTTGGGAGTAATATTTCAAAACGATTACATAACATGGGGTATTCGATGTTTCACGTAAAAAAAACATTGGTAATACATGGTGAACATGATTCTCAAATGAATTATAGTTTTAGAAAAGTTCAAAAAATAATCGCTATGAATAAAATTGCTGTTTGTATACCGATATATAAACGACATGAAATTAGCGATTTTGTTTTAGGTCATTATAATCAATTAAGAAATGAACTGAAAGATAAAATTGAACTCATATTATTATGCTGTGGTTCCGAAGGAGAAGAATCAAAAAAAATAGCTGAAAAAAATGGGTTTATTTATTATGAATATCCAAACACCCCTTTATCCCAAAAACAAAATTTTTTATATCAAAAAGCCAAACTTTTTAATCCAGATGCATGTATTAAAATTGATTCTGATAGTATATTATCAGTGGAGTTTTTCTACCATTATGATTATTTAATTAATAATGATTATGATTATGGTGGGATAAGTGATATCTATTTTTTAACTAAAAAATATCTCTGTTATTGGGCTGGTTATGAAACTGATAGAGTGGGTGAACCGACTGGTGTTGGTAGATTTATGTCAAAAAAATTGTTGGATTTACTAGATTGGAAACCATGGGGTTCTTTAGAAATCAATAGTCGATTGGATAAAAATTTAACAAAGAACATTCAATCAATTCAGAATTTTAATTTAAAAGAATTAAATGTATCGTGTTTTGATGTCAACGGGGTTTGTATTGATTTAAAATCTGATTTTGGAATATCAGATATCAATAGTTTTAAGTTTTCAAATATAATTGATATCGAAAACAATGAAATCTATGGATTAGATTTTACTAAAATAATAAATTATTTAATTGATTATAATCCTAAAATATGATAAGTGTTATTTTAAATGTTTATAAACGACCAGAAATGCTTGAAAAACAAATAAATTCTGTTTTAAAGCAAACAGTAACAATAAAACCTGAAAATATTCATGTATGGTATAATACCCCAGATGATGTAGAAATTGAACAATTTTCACCAGAAAATAAAAAAATTAAAACATATAAATGTAATTGGAATACCAAATTTTGGGGACGTTTTACAATTATTCCAATACTTACAACTGAATATGTTGCAGTTTTTGATGATGATATACTCCCACAACCAAACTGGTTTAAAAATTGTTTAGATACTATTAACAAACCAGAAACTTGCGGAATATTGGGTGGTAGCGGGATTTTGATAAATCAAAATGGTGATTACTTTCCTCATGTCAAAGTAGGTTGGAATGGCGTTCAAAGCGATAAGACAATTGAAGTAGATTTAGTAGGTCATGCTTGGTTTTTTAAACAAGAATGGGGAAAATATTTATGGTATGAAAAATTCCCTACATTTGATAACGGTGAAGATATTATGTTTTCATATCTAGCTCAAAAATATGGAAATATCAAGACTTTTGTTCCACCACACCCAGCTACAAGAAAAGATATTTGGTGTACAGAACCTACAATTGCTCGTTCTGTTGGTAGTGATAATAATGCATCTTGGCGAAAAGGAAATCACTTAAATTTAAGAAGTGAAATTTGCCAATATTGCAAACGTAACGGATGGAAAACAATAAATGGAATTCACGGTTAATGAAGACAAAAGCTTTGTTGAAGATATTAAGATTATTTTCGAAGCATTGCGAAGAGGTGAACATTTTGCATTCTCCAAATATGCGGATGGCGAATTTGCAATATTAAAAAATCAACCTATCACAAATTGTGATAATTGGACTTTTAATCCTGAAAGGGATTCTAAAGAACAACAAGAGTTATTGAAATCTTTTACTTATAATGAGGAAGGATATTTTGTTGGCATATCATGCCCTTGTTGCGTCAGCTGGGATGATGTTAAATGGATGCGAGATACCGTTAAAGTCGCACCAACCAATTTAACATGGGCCAATATTTTCGTTAACGGAAATTACAATTTCTTTAAGGATAATTTTATCCCAGAATTCCAAAACCATGACATTATTTTATTTGCCAATGCGGATGCCAAGGTTGAGAATTTACCATTTGAGATTGAAGCTTTTGTACCAATAACAAATACAGCTTGGAAAGATAATTTTTATTTACTCGATAATTTTCCAATTGAAGACTATGAAGGTAAATTATTTCTATTCTGTGCTGGTCCACTCGGTAATATGCTAGCGGCTAAATTCTGGTCTTTAAATAAAAAGAATACTTATATTGATATAGGTTCAACTCTTAACACTTGGTTAGTAGGAAATAATCGAGGATATTTAAGGGGAGCACCAACAATTAAAAAAATTTGCATATGGTAAATGAATTTGTTATACCTGATTTAGAATATTCAAAAAGAGAATTAACAGTTGTTAATTTATTCAAATTGTTTGGTAATAAAATTAATTCTTTTTTAAATATTGGTTTTCGCAATTGGTTGGACCCAAGAACTCAGTGGTGGATTAAAATTTGTAAGGCAAATAATATTGATTGGAAAATTGTGGAAATTTTCCAGCAAAATGTTATTGATTCTATTGCTAATGGATGTAACCCCAATAAAATAATTCTTGGGAATATAAGAAATATTGATGTATTATCAGAAGCCGAGTGCATCTTTTTCTGGCATGGTTCAGAACATATTGAAAAAGATGAATTCATTCAATTATCGCCAAAATTAGAGGCTAAATACGCGATTTTAGTTTTTGGTACTCCATTTGGCGAACAACCACAAGATGAAATATATGGTAATGAGCATGAAAAGCATTTATCAGCATGGAATTATGATGATTGGAAAATTTTAAGTTACACGGTTGAGTTTGTCTTTGATAATGAATTATATCCACATATAACAGCTTTTAAAATATTAAAAAAATGAATAATTTTAAAGTAATAGATTTTAAATTTGCCAAGGCAAATGATAGTTACGATTTGAAATATATGCAATCTGGAGCTTGGTCTAGGATTTATGAATATAAATTTGTTACCGACTTCATAAATAGTCGCAAACTAAAAGATTTTAGTATTCCCAAAATTCATAACTCTTCATGGGGTTATGAAGGAGTTCATGTAATTTTTAGAGATGAACTGGATAAAATTGGTGAATACCTACATTCGGATATTTGTAAGTCTGAATTCAGGGAAACCTATGAATATAACATCACAACTGAAAAAAAAGAATTTGAAAATAAATTCGATTTCGTTGTCAATATCTCAACAATTGAACATCTAAAAACCAAAGAAGAACGTCTATTAGCTATAGAGAACTTATTCAAACAAGTTAAAATTGGTGGATATTTTGTTTTAACATTTGATTATCCGAGAGTGAGTATTGAAGAAATTGAAAATTTTCTTGGGATTAAATTAGTTGAAGATGATGTTAAGCTTAGACTTAATGGAGAAAACTCAAAATACCCAAACGAGATATATAAAAATTTGAATATTGTTTATTTAACACTGCAAAAAAATGGATAATGATTTTGTAAAAAATTATTGGGAATCCAGATATAAAGCTGGTGGTGATTCTGGTCTTGGTAGTCATGACCCAGAATCAGTTAAATTCAAATCTGATTACATAAACAGATTGATTACAATTAACAATTTTAAAACTATCGTAGAGCTCGGATGTGGCGATGGTAATGAATTACAAAAATTGGTTAGCTATGAAAAATATACTGGATACGATATTAGTGAAACGATTATTGGTGTTTGCTCGAATAAATTTAAAAGTGATAAATCAAAAGAATTTGTGACAGACATAAACGAGATTAAGAAAAACAAATATGATTTAGCACTCAGTTTAGACGTTATTTATCATTTAGTAGAAGATAGTGTTTTTAAAGAACATATGGATACCTTATTCTCAGTATCAAAAAATGTTTGTTTATATACAACAAATTCGGGTAGTCTTGCCAGTGCTGTTCCACACATAAAGCATAGAGATGTTGAGGAATTTGTCAAAGAAAATTATCCAAAATTTGAATTGGTTGATAAAAAGCCGTTCACTAAGTATAATGTAATGTTTTTATTATTTAACGAAAAATGATTTTATTAGTATATGGTACAAGACCAGAATATATTAAAATTAAACCCTTAATACTTGAAATGGAACAAAGAGGAATAAAGTACAAAACTTTATTCACTGGACAACATGTAGATATCGCACCTAAAAATGCAGATTTTATTTTAACAATGAAATCTGGGCAAAACCGATTAGATTCAATAATTGAATCGTGCATGAATTTACCAGATAAATGGTTTGAAGGTATTGAATATATTTTAGTTCAAGGTGACACCACATCTGTTGTTGGTCTTGCTTTAGCAGCTTTTAATAGAAAGATTAAGGTAATTCATCTTGAAGCTGGACTTAGAACTTATGATAAAAATAATCCATATCCAGAAGAAACTAATAGAAGAATTGTTTCAAGCATTGCCGATATTCATTTTTGTCCAACCCGATTAAGCTACGATAATTTAATTACTGAAAAAGTTGAAGGGAAAAAATATATTGTGGGGAATACATCACTGGATAATCTTATTCAATATAAATCCGAATGTGAATATGGAAATACAATATTAGTTACTTTGCATAGACGTGAAAATCATGATAATATGGCTAAATGGTTTACTGAAATTAATGAAATAGCGAAAACATTTAAAAATTTAGATTTTGTCATTCCATTACATCCAAATCCAAATGTTCAAAAGCATAGACATTTATTAACACACGTAAGAATTATTAATTCATTGAGTCACGAAGATTTAATAAAATTATTAGTTAAATCCAGAATGGTAATAACTGATAGTGGTGGGATACAAGAAGAATGTAGTTTTTTTAACAAAAAATGTTTGGTTTGTAGAAAAGTAACAGAAAGACCTGAATCAGTAGGATTAACTAGTTTTATGGTTCCAGAACCATCTGATTTAAGCATTGCATTTTTATCACATATTAATAACTATAAAGTTAATATTAATTCACCATTCGGTGATGGAACATCATCAATAAAAATTTGTAATATTTTACAAAATGAACTGGTTTAAAAAGGCTATACTTTACATATCAATTGCTTTATCTAAGGTTGAGAAAAATGCTTTAGGTCAAATCAGTAATAACCTTAGTGATGATACAAATGCGGTTCAAAGACACATGCAAGGTACATTAGCAGATGACCTTTTACAGGGGCGTTTAACTGAAGAAGTAACGTTACTGAGAGCTAGATTATATAAAGTAATTGAAGCGACTCAAGAGCTTAGAAATAATATTAAACCGATTTTAAATGAAAATGGTGAGATTATCAATTACGATATCTCGGTTAAGTCATCTAAAAAGCCTTTATATAGAAAAATTAAGGGGGACCCATTTGATGATTATAAAGTTTTAATGGAAATTAATAATAGACCAATTACTGCAAGCGTTTTAGAATCACTTGAAAGAATAGGTAATTATGGAATTATTAATGAGTTTTCTATCATTATTAATCGCGAAATTCACCCAAGACTAGAAATAGAAAAATATACTAAAAAACTTTTAATTAGAAAAATATCAGAATCTAAAAGATTATTAGAATTTTACATTCCAAAATATTATGATGAATATGATAAAAAGACAGTTTTTTTAATTAGTTCAATTCGTAAAGCTCAAAGTGCTCCAAAAAATTCAGACTTACTTGATATTAAATCGGTAGGGTTTGTCACAAACGGTGATGCGGGAGTAAAAGATTTTCTTGAATTTCAATATATGATAACAGAATTTGATAAAATTGTTGAATATGATGGGAATTACATAATAAAATTTTTTGCTACACCTATGGTTGAAGGAGAAAATATCTTTGAAAAATACCGAAGCCATAAACTAGATGAAAAATATAAAAATAAAGAGTTTAAAGGAAAATTGTAAAATGGGAAGAAGAAAAAATAATGAAAATTACGAATTTACTGTTTCTGATACAGTAAATAATATTGTAGGGCAAAAACTTAAATTCAAAGCTAAAAATGAAGCACAAAAAGAATTTGTGAAACTTATAACTGACAAAGAAATTGTAATTTGCAGCGGTCCAGCTGGTACAGGAAAAAGTTATGTGTTATTTTCTTGTAGTGAAAATGACGACATTCCAAATCAACAATCAAATTTACAATCTGGTGTTGTAATTTCTTTTGATGATGATTATGTAGACGAGTGGTTTGAAGTAAATAATGTTTTAGAACCTTACGATTGGAAAGCAACATTTTTTGTAACTAAATTTAATCAGTTATCGACAGCTAAAATACAAAAGCTAAAAGATTTGAAAATTGACGGTCACGAAATTGGTGGACACGGATTAAATCATTTAAACGCACCTAATTTTATTTCAGCAAACGGAACCGCCGAATATTTAAATCAGGAAATTATTCCAATGGAAACTTTAATGAATAATAATGATTTATCAACAACATCATTTGCATATCCTTATGGTGCAAGAAATACAACAACTGACAATTTGCTACTCAATCGATTTGAAATAGTTCGCGGAACAACATATGGAAACGCAAATCCAGCTTCTCAAAATTGTTATTACAATAACAACAATCTTGTATTTGGTTTAGGAATTGACAAAAATTATTCACATTTCAGCATTTCATATTTTTTATCACTTTTAGAATATGCAAAAAACAATAATAAAATCGTAATATTTTATGCTCATAAACCAGTTCCGACTTTTCAAAACAATTATGAAACGGAATACCAAACTCTAATTCAAATTTGTAACTATGTAAAAAATAATAATATGAAATTCTACAAAATATCCGAATTATTCAATCTACAAAATAGTATATAAAACGACAACAGAAAAAAGAAAGGCATCTGCCAACACACGTTTGGCGCAATTGCGAATTTTGTGGTAAATTCACGTTCACGTTTCGCAAGAAATTTTATCTTTAACAGAAAATAAGCAGTTCCGAAGTTCGCAACTGACGCCAAGCGTGGGAACGATATACCAATATCAAACAATCTGGTTTATACGATGCAATGAATAGATTAAGGAGCATTGAAGAAATTGGTTTTTTTGAATTTACCGCTAATGATATCGTAAGAAATCCAATTATATCGAAGATATTAAATCTTTATGACTCTTCTAGAAACGATAAAAATAAAAATACAATCTCTTCACCAGTAAATAAAGAACGTGTAATTTTAAATGAATCTACGGAGCAAAAAAATAAAAAAATTACCAATAAAAAAATGTGGTGGGAGTATATTCCTAAATATATTCGTTGGTAAATATTTACATTTGAAAAATATTTTTTATTTTTAATTTTATGAAAATAGGTATTGATATTAACGAAGTTTTACGTGATTTCATAGGTCAATTTGACTATGTATATAGTAAGTACAAAATTCCAGAAAATGCTGATGTTGAACAAACACCAGTAGATTCATTTTACTTACTTAAACATTTTCCATTTGCTGGTGGTATTGATGAAATGAATAAATTTATGTATGAGGAAGCCGCTCTTGAAATATTCGGTCATGCCGATGAATTATATGATAATTTGATTAATAGACTGAATTTGTATAACATGGAAATAATTGATGATGAAGAACATGAATTGTGGCTAGTAAGTAAAGAAGCGGTTAATAGTATTCCAGCTACTTATTTTTTCTTATCTAAAACTGGTTGCCGAATATCAAATATTAGATTTAAAACCAAATATGAAGAATTATGGAATGATGTTGATGTTTTAATAACAGCTAATCCATTATTAATTGAAAATAAACCATCAAATAAAGTAGTAATTAAAATAAAATCAGTATATAATCAAAACGTTAAATGCGATTATGAATTTGACTCATTATTTGATTTTATGGATGATAATGAAATTTTGAATAAAATTAATAACATTAAATAAATTATAAGTAATCATGAGTTTACTTAAAATAGGGAATGAAGTTTATATAATAGATTTTGAAGCTATCGATAAATTAATTGGCGGTGAGCCTGAATTTAAAGAAGACGTTCAAGAAGAATCTGAAACTGTTTTTTATTACCAGATTGAAGCTAAAAAAGAAAAATTAGTTCAAAAACAAGAAACAATTAAAAAATTTAAAAAAGGTAAAGAAATTGATTTAACTAAATATGAATTAGTTAAAACTTTAATCGATATTCTTATATCTAACAATGATGAAGTTGATGATGCATTAGGTTTTGAAAGAACCATAGGAAATATGCCTATATCTTTTAAACTTGCATTTAATACTTTGAAATATTATAGAATACTTAAAAAAATTGATATATAATTAAAAATAAAAAAAGTTTTAAAATGACTGAAGAACAAATTCAAAAAGCAAAGGAACTAGCTCATACGGCGATTGATAAAATCATGAATAAAGATTTTACAATCTATTTTTTTACTTTGGATACTAAAGGAAATCCAACAGCAGGTATAGCTAACATTTATGAGCATGTGAAAATTTTAAATGAATTAGGTTATAATGCCTGTATTTTACATGAAAAGAATGATTATCATGGGGTAGAAAGTTGGTTAGGAGCCGAATATGCTAAATTACCGCATAAATCCATAGAAAATAAAGATTTAAATATCAGTGCTTCAGATTTCATAGTAATACCAGAAATCTTTAGTAATGTTATGCAACAAACAAGTAAATTCCCATGTAAACGTATAGTTTTATGCCAATCATATGATTATATTCTTGAATTAATGAATATTGGTATGAGTTGGGTATTCTATGGAATAGAAGATGTTATTACAACATCCCCAAAAATTAGTTCATATGTAAAATCATTATTCCCTAATTTAAGAACATGGGAAATTCCTGTGGCTATTCCAACATATTTCAAGGACAATGGTAAGCCAAAAAAACCTATGATTGCTATTCATACCAGAGACCAAAAAGATGCTCTAAAGATAGTTAAAAGTTTCTATTTGCAAAATCCAATATACAAATGGATAACTTTTAAAGATATGAGAGGAATGCCAAGGGAAGCTTTTGCTGATACTTTAAGTGAATGTTGTTTATCAGTTTGGATTGACCAAATTTCAAGTTTTGGTACATTTCCATTAGAATCAATGAGATGTAATGTTCCAGTAATTGGTACTATTCCGAATATGATACCAGAATGGATGGAAAATGTTGAAGGAGATAAGATAGATATAAAAAACAATGGTGTTTGGACTAACAATATTCTTCATATTCCTAATTTAGTTGCTGAATTCATTAAATTGTGGTTAGAAGATAATGTGCCACAGGAGCTTTTTGATGAAATGGAAAAAACTAATAAACTTTATACTGAAGATGAAGAAAGAGCTAAAATTAAAGAAGTATATACACATTTCTTTAATACCAGAATAGCTGAAATTGAAGCTAAACTAGTAAACATAACTAGTAAAATGAATAATGAAGAACAAAAATCAAACTAAAATGAAATCAGATATCACAGTAATATTACCAATACATGAAATAAATGAAATTAACGAAAAATACTTCACTAATGCCATAAATAGCATTAATGCTCAAATAGTTAAGCCAGATGAAGTATTAATTATTGCTAAATCCAATGAAACATTATTAAAATTTTTAAGTGATTTTAATTACGGTGAAATTAGTAATAATGTAAGAATAATCGAAAATACTGGGAATTCAGATGTCTGCAGTCAAATTAATTTAGGCGTTAGCCAAGTTAAAACTGAATGGTTTAGTTTCTTAGAATTTGATGATGAATACTCAAGAATATGGTTTAAAAACGTTGTTGAGTATAGGAATCATTACAATTTCGATGTTTATATGCCAATAATTGTTGATGTTAATAAAGAAGGTAAATTCATGGGCTTCATGAATGAAGCTGTATGGGCTCACGAATTTTGTGATGAAATGGGCGTATTAGATAACGATGCACTATTAAGATATCAAAATTTTAATATTGATGGAATTGTTATGCGTAAATCTACCTTTGAAGAAAATGGTGGAATGAAAACAAATATTAAATTGTATTTCATATATGAATTCTTATTAAGATTAACTCAAAAATCAGTTCCTATTATGGTAATCCCAAAACTTGGCTATAAACACGTAAATCAAAGAAATAACTCATTGTTTGATATGTATGCTAAAGAAATGGATGCAAAAGAATCTCAATTCTGGCTAGAAACAGCTAAACATGAGTATTTTTATAATTATGAAAGAGAAATAACATATCAGAAATAATAAATAAGATGGCTAAAGGTAGAGGTCGTAAACGAACTAGTGATTTATATTTCGGTCCCTTAGAAGAAAATGCCGTGTTTAGGTTCTTAGAATCTGACGACCAAGCTGAACGTAATCAAATTTATAATACGTTTTTGAAAGAGCCGTTAAATAAGATGATTGAATCAATCATCAGACGCTATAAACTATATAGAAAGAGTGTATCATTTGAGGAATTACATGCTGATACACTCTCATTTTTGATGACAAAAGCAAATAAATTTGAGGAAGGGAAAGGAAAAAAGGCTTATTCTTACTATGGTACAATATGTAAAAACTATATTTTGGGGCTTTTAATCAAAGATGATAAGAAACTTAAACAACTTACATCTTTCGAAGACATATATCTTAATGATGATGATGAAGATTCTGAAAAGAATTTTGATTTGGTTGATAGTGAAAGTACTACAGAATCAATGTATAACCTATCATCATTAATTCAACGAATTTCAAATGAAATAAAAAATGAACTAAAAAAGGATGAAGTTCATGAACATAAAATCATGAATGAAAATGAACGTAAACTAGGGTTTGCTTTAGTCGATATTCTAGATAATTGGGAAAGCATTTTTAAGGATATGGAAGGTGGTAAAAAATATAATAAAATATCTATATTAGCTAGTATCCGTGAAAATACAAACCTTACCACTAAAGATATAAGATGTGCCTTAAAACGCTATAAAAAATTATATGAATCGATTAAAAACAAATTTTTAGAAAATGGTATTTTGTAAAATTTAAGGCTGCTGCATATTTATATATATAGAGCGGAATTAGTGATGATTGATGATATAAATTAGTATAACAAATATAATAAATATTAAAGCCGTGCCTAGACGTAAGAAAACCAAACTAAAATTAAACGATATTGATAGTTTAACTTATTTAATGCAAGAAACATATAATGATGCTTGCAATCAACAAATTGATGCTCAAAGAGCTATTAATGAAATGGTACATGCGGCACAACCCGAAGATGTTGCTGACATTACAAGTATTGCCAGAGAAAAGGCTAATTTGTTAAAAATAAAAGATTCTGCCATTAAAATCAAATTGGAATTAAGTAAACTTAAATCCGAAATTATTAAACAAAATGGTATTCCAGAAGAATCTTCCACAAATACTAATTCAGTAACCCTTGAAGATTTTAAAACACTAAGGGATAAATTAAAAAATTGGTCGGATAATGATAACGAAGAATATGATGTTTAATATAAATGGAAATTCAAAAACAAAAATCCGAAGTATTTGCACAAGTGGCTGCACTAAAAGTATTGGTAGATGATACCCATAACCAAGACATTAAATATAAGTCGCAGACTAATCAATTGTGGCAAAGTCTTCAAACTATTAAAAAGGACCCAATTAACTTTTTACTTGATTTAATTAAAGAATTAGCTGGATATGAAGCCATCAGAGATTCAGTTTCAGATGCATTAATTAATAGTTTAGGTGATTTAGAAGATAAAATTAAATTTGCAATTAAACTTAACTTAAAAGAATTAACTAGTTGTGGAGTTAATCCTTCTATTCCAAATGAACTTAAATATAATGGTAGTGGTTATCAATTTAATGTAAATAAAATCGATTATTGTAATATATTTAAACTAGACCCAGCATCTGAATATGGTAATTTTATTTATAGTGATATTACTCCACAAATAAACAGTACTGATGCTAATACTTTTTTATTTTATACAATACAAAATAGTGGCGTTGAACAATATTGGGGTCATCAAGTCGGATTTGTGAATGATATAGTTGCTGTAAAATTTGATGAACAATACGGCACAGAAACAAATATAATTACTATTAAAGCTAGTAATTATTATAGCAATAATAAAAAATTATCCGACTGGAATAATGATTATGTTGATAGTATTAAATTATTTCCAGATGCTCAATTTTTTGCTAAAATGATAGATAACATATTTAATATATTCAGTAATATCATAGAAAAAACTACAGTTCAATCTGAAATGGAAGAAAAATTGAATAACATTATTGATAAACTTTTAGAAACAGAACCAGATGATATTATTGATGATAGTTTTTTCACGTTTACAAATGTAGAATTACTTGATATTAGTGAAAAAGCTAAAATGAAAACTTTAGGTATATCTAAATTAGAAACATGTGATACATATGCTACAAAAATTAATACAACAATCTTAAATGATTCAGTTAACACGATAATTACTGCTAATTCTATTGAAAGTAAAACAATTGCTATTAATAAATCAATTAATAATATCGCGGATGAAGCATCAAAAAATAGTGACCCAAAAGATAGATATAATGTGAAATTAAATTTTTTCGTTAAATTAATAAAGGCGCTTGTTAAGAGTATAATTGGAATGATATTCTCACCTAAATTAATCTTACTTTTTATGGTTAATTTTAGAATAGTTCAAGGAACAAATGCCACATTTAATGGAATTGATGAATTGATTAAAAACTTAAAAGTTTTAATCAAAGAAGTTATTGATATAGTTAAAGCTTTAGTTATTAAAATATTACTTGAAAAAGTTTTGAAAGAAATTAAAAATCTTCAATCTCAAGTTAAGGATAAAATTCAATCAGAATTAATTAGTAATAAAAAGAAATTAACTATGAGTTTACTTGGTGTTCCGCAAGATATCATAAGAACGATTAATAAATTTTAGATATGGGAACTTTTGATAAAAATGATTATAAAAAAATGGCTAGTATTGGAGCGGTATTAGCAATTATTATTGCCGCGTTTAAGCTTAAATTTAAACCACAGCCACCCGTTCCTCCACAACTTTTATATACTGGCGCATCTATGAGGCAAGGTCTTAGTGCGTCACAAACAGCATCATATATTATAAGTAGACAACGAGAAGCTGGTGCACCAGTTGGAGTACTTGATGATGGTAGTGAAAATATTGCCGAAAAAATGGAAAAGATAAGAGTTGAAGAAATATTTAATGCATTAATAACACAAGCTAAAATTGATGTGGTAATTCCACCAGGAATACCCGTTACGGCAGCTGGTGGTGGTATTGGTACTGTAGTTGTTCAAGGTGCTACTACAAATTTTGCAAGTGGACAAGGAGTTTTATATTAAAAAAATGTGAATTATGAGTAAATTTTCTGAAATGACAAGCAATCAAATTTTAATGGAAATTAAAAATATGATGCAAGAGCATGAAGCCATTAAACAAAGAATGCTTAAAGATTATGATGAAATGGTACGCATTGAAAAATTATTTCAAGAGGCTAATAAAGAATTAAAAAACAGATTAAACGGAAATAAGGATGAGTAGTAGTATTTTAAAAAAACATGCTTTTAACCTTAAAAGCATTTATGATAATTCAGCAAAATTAGATGTAATATCAATAGGTAGAGTTGAAGCTATTGATGACGAGAGTGATGCTGGTAGAATTATTGTCAGTATTAAGGGTATTGATGATAAAAAAACTGATGAAGAAAAAAAGCTAACTATGGCTTTTCCATTATTACCAAAACATCTTCAAGTAACTCCTAAAGTCGGTGAAGCTGTATTCGTCCTAAAATTAAATCTTAAAGATACTAATTATATTGACAGATATTATATTGGTCCTATTATATCTCAACCACAAAAACTTAAAATGGACTCGTTTTTCTTTACAGCGAAATCTGCATTAGCAACTGGGTCAGTTGAAGTAGAAGAGGCTCCAAGTTTTAAACCAGAAGCTCGTGGCGTATTTCCAGATAAATCTTATATTTCTATACAAGGTCGAGATAATTCAGATATTATTTTTAAAAACGGAGAGGTATTAATTAGAGCTGGTCAACATAAATCTAAAAATATACTAGAGTTTAATAATGAGAATATTGGTTATTTTCAACTTAAATTTGATGTACCATTGAATTTAACCAAAGAAACTACGCAAGGAAAAAAATATACAGTTGCAAACATTGTTGCAGATAAAATTCATTTAATTACACACGGAGGAACAAAAAATTTCAAACTTACTGACCCGTCAGATTTAATAACAATCGATGAAATGTCTAGAATTGCAAATGAAGCCCACCCACTTCCTTATGGAGATGTCATTGTAAAATTTATGGAAGCTTCTATTAAATTTATGATAAATCATTTTCATCCTTATTCAGGTTTAAAAGCAAGTGCTCCACAACCTATTTATAATGATTTAGCTAATTTTGATTTATCAAGTGTTAACTCTAAAAACATTAAATTAGACTAATCATCATGATATTTATATAAAAATTAATATTATGGTTGTTAGAACTTACTTTGATAAAAATAATACAATTATTCGTAATAATACAACAAATACGGGTAGAAGTCCTATTGCTGAATTATTTTATGGTGGTAATGTATATGATTTAGAATATTCTAGATTTATTTTTCATTTTGATGAAACAAGATTAAGAAGTCTATATACAGGTGGTACTTTTCCAGATTTAAATAAAATGAAGCACACACTTAGAATGACAAATACAAGTTGTTTTGATTTAGGATTATTAAATGGTGAAACATGTGATGGTAAAGAAAGGGCATGCTCTTTTGATTTAATCCTATTTCCATTGGATGAACATTTTGATGAAGGTAATGGTTATGATTATAACTCATGTACGTATCTAGCGGGTGATGCTTCAATAAGTAATACCCCTTCTAATTGGGTTTATGCAAGAACAGGTGTAAGTTGGCCTAGTGGAAGTGGTGCATATAGTGGAAACACTAGTGCTGTAACAATCGGTTCACAACATTTTGAAAGAGGTAATGAAAATATTGAAATTGATATTACAAATTATGTAAATGCTATTATTTCTGGTGAAACAAATTATGGTTTGGCTCTTGCTTATTCATATGCACTAGAAAATACTCCAACCCAAGAATTACAATATGTTGGATTCTTCACTAGACACACTCAAACTTTTTATGAACCATTTATTGAAACAACTTATACTGAGGTAATTAGAGATGATAGATATCGTTTTTATATGAATAAAAACAATAAATTATATCTATATGTTAATGCTGGTGGATTACCGACTAATTTAGATTCTAATCCAACTGTTACTATTTATGATAATAATGATGTTGTTTTTAGTACATATACACCTACAGATGTAACTCATGTAACAACTGGTGTTTATTCTATTGATATTAATGTTCCAATTAATGCAAATTATGGGAATTGTACAATGTTTAGAGATGTTTGGTCTTCATTAAGTATTAATGGAGTAAATTTATCTGATGTTGAACTTGAATTTGTTATAAACAGAAATGGGTATTATAATATTGGGACAAATGAAGAAATACCTAAAGTTTATGGATTTAATATTACTGGTATCAAACGTGATGAGAAAATTGTTAGGGGTGATATTCGCAAAGTCATTGTTTCAGCTAGAATTCCGTTTACAATTAACCAACGCGATATTTTAGATACACTTAGATATAGATTATACATAAAGGAAGGACCTGCGGAATATACAGTAATCGATTATCAACCTGTAGAAATGGCATTTGACCAGAATTATTTTTTATTAGATACATCTAGTTTACTACCAAATACTTATTGGTTAGACATCGAACTCTCAACTAACAGAGAAGTTAGAACAATAAAAGATATTGTTAATTTTGATATAATTAATCAAGTAGAATTAAGAAATAATTATTAGTTATGAAGGAATTAATTAAAAAAATATTGCGAGAATATTATAATAATTTCGATGAATATGATGACTTTAATTTAATTGATTTTAATGAAGGACCATCATTTGATTATAATTCATTACCAAATATTATAACACTTTATCGTATATTAGAACTTGATTCTCCAGATGATATAAAAAATATTAATAAAATTGAACCAGGTTCACATTATTCAATGGATAAAAATAATTTAATAAAAACTAGAAATTTTCGAAAAGGAAAATATTATGTTATTTTAACAGTTAAAGCAGATAAAAAATTAATTGATATAAAAAAAACATTAAAAAATAATATCGAATACCCAATGGAAAAAGAAATTACTTTAAAAAATAAAGGTAAAGGTACTAAAGTTATTTCAATAGAACCAATTAAAATTAATAACTAATAAAGTTTTTATTTACATTTTTTTATAATTTATTATATTTATTATTGTATGATTAACATTAGTGTTAGTCTTGAGTCAAATTTGGGCTTTAAGTGATTGCGGTCACAAAAAGATTAGCACGTTAATAATAACAATTTATTAAAAGTTAATTAAAATGAACTTAACTAATTCAGATGGTATGCCTACTGCCAACATCGCAATCAATAAAAGTAGGATTAAATGTTATGGGAAAAATTCAACCCCAACTTATTATCTCCAAAAAGAACAAGAATTTCAATTAGAATTATTTAATCCAACTAATAGCAATATATTAGCTGTTATTAGTTTAAATGGTAATAAAATTTCCCAAGGTGGTTTAGTACTTAGACCAGGTGAACGTGTATTTCTTGACCGTTATTTGGATGTTCCAAAAAAATTTAAATTTGAAACTTATGAGGTATCTAATACTGATGAAGTTCGTAAAGCTATTGAAGATAATGGCGACTTAAAAGTTGAATTTTATCGTGAACAAGTTATTATTCCAAATCTAACTTATTCACCAAATATTGGGTTTTGGGTTACGTTAGATACTAATCCTTTTAATTATAATGGTCAACCAATTATTTTATCTACTACTGATGGAGAGTGTAGTAATATATCAACTACAATAAATTCACCAAACACAGCTTATAATTCCACACTATCAACATCATCAAATTTAGGATTTTACAACAATGACATTTCAACGAACAAAACATCTTATAGTAAAATAATTAAAAGAAAGATTGAAACAGGTCGTGTAGAAGAAGGGTCATATTCTGCCCAAGAAATGAAAACTGTTTATAAGAATTGGGAGATATTACCATTCTGGACAGTTTCAGCAAAACTTCTCCCTATTTCGCAGAAAATTAATACCGTTAATGATATTCAAATTAAAAGGTATTGTACTGCTTGTGGCTCCAAGTTACACAAAAAAGATAAATACTGTTCTAACTGTGGTAATAGAGCCTAATTAATCAAAAAAATGTTAATCATACAAAAAAAAAATAAAAAGGGAAAAATTTGTTTTTTCCCTTTTTTTTAATTATATTTGTAAATAAATTATTTTTTTAAAATGAGTAAGACAATAATCTATAGAATCAATAAAGATGGGTATGTAATTAAATTCTCTGAAATTGATGACATTAATAGAATGTATGTGATTATTTGGAGTATAATATATGAGTTATATAATGATTTATTCATAAATGAGATTGAACGTCCAGAATGGATGTCGGATGACTATCCTATGAATTTTTCTGACTTACAAATAACTGGTGATATGAAGCCGTTTTGGGATATGATTCATAATGAAGAAGTATTATTTGACCATCGAATAGTTTTCGCCTCAACTTTCGATAGGGTTATTATTATGAAAGAAGATTTTAGTAAAGTAATTTTAGCCTATGAAAATTTTATTAAACATATGACTTCAAAATTATTAAAAAAGTTTTTTGAGGAATATGATTTCAGCGGTTTACGAGAATTTTCAGATACACTTAAAAAACTAAAAGAAGATAAAGATTGTATTGGTGTAACTATGTGTAGTTCACTTATCTCATCTTTTTGGGAAAATTATTCTGAGGATGGTAAATTTACGCCGTATAATATCTTCAAACAAAAAAATCATTCAAATTTGTTTGATAATTTAAATAAAAAAAATAGATAAAAAGCTAAATAAACTTAATATAAATCAATTTGTTACACTTAACCATTACTTGAATAAATGTTACCTTTTAACCTATAAAAATAAATAATATTATGTTTTATAGCATAAACATAAAAAAAAACTCGATAAAAATCGAGTTTTTTTATGTATTTGCCATATTTTTCCCTAATAATCCTTCTCGGTCCATTCTAATTTTAATGTCTCGTAACCATTGTTTTTTCATATCGTAATCTAACTTATTGTAAATACTAGTTAATGATGATGATAGTTCAATCATTTCTTTGAATGTTAGTTTATCCCAAATATCTTTATATTTATTATATAATTGTTTAATGTTATGTATCTGTCCTTGTATTTCGATTTTTGAAGTAATCATTGAATCTGAATCTGGATTATAATTTCCAAATTCATTAGCTTTTGAAATTTTATTTTTAATATGTTCATTATGCATTGTGTCGTCAATCCAATGTGTTAATTCATGATGAATGCTACCTTTAATTTTTTCTTCAGTAAACTCAGTTTTAAACATTTTTTTTTGTTCATCTGGAAGATAATTAATTGCATCTATTAAATTACCATTATTATTGAAAATAACATTTAAAGCATTTTTATTAATCGAAATACTAATTATTTTTTTAAAAGGATTATAATAATTTATTCCATGATTAATTAATATTTCACATCTATTTTTATAATCAGCTTCAACACATTCTTTAGATTTTAAAATACTGGTATTTGTTTTATCAGACTTAAACATAGTTGTTCTTGCAACTCCAGTATTTTGAATTTCTTCGATGTCGTTTTTAAAATACATGTTATAAATTAAATCAACATCATCATCAATATCGGTTAATTTTTCAGTAACCAATCTTTCGTATAATTTTTGTTTAATAAACTGTTTCATACTTATAAATATTCATTTAAAATAAAAAGGCTATCTTTCGACAGCCTTTTTATAATATATTTAGAATTAATACTAACGTAATTCGTTAATATTAAATGTTGGGATTCCGTCAACTCTAATATGTCCATAGAAGCGGTTGTTTACGACTTTTTTAGCATAACGAGTCATAATACCTTTAACTGGAGCAAAGTTAAACGGACTGTACATTGTTGGAGTTAATTGTAGAGGTACATATGGTGCGTAGATATAACCAGTGTCAAGTAATGATTTACCTTTATGTCCAATAATCATAGAGTATGCAGGTGCATAAGGGTCACGATATACTTGATAACGTCCACTTAATGAACCGATTCTTTCAATACCCATATTATATTGGTCTTGTTCTGGTGAAGCATCTGATACGTGGAAGTATTCAAGGTCATCGAATATTGCACTGATTTCAGAGCTTACTACAATAAAGTTAGCACCGCCACGAAGCGTTGATTTATGAATTTGAGCTGAGATTTGGTTAATTCTTGTAATAAGAGTTTGGTTCCATTCTTTTTGAGTATAAGGATTAGCAGCGTTACTTGCTTTTCTCCAACCAGCATAATCCCAACGTAATTGCCATGCAGCTGCTTTACGAAGGTCACGAAGAATTTCACGGTCAATTTCAGATGCTATTTGTTCTGATAACATAGCTGTAAGTTCAGCTTCAGCATCAATGTTATGGAATGCAGCAACGTCTTGTGCTAATTCTGGTGACCAAGTTGCACGTAATTTTCTTTCTTCAACAGAAACAACAACTTCATCAAGTTTGAAAGAAACTTCACCAAGTTCAGTTTCAAGTTCAAGAGATGCATAACGAGCCCAAGAAGCTTGGAATGTGCTACTATTTGCAGTGAACCCTGAACAACCAATATAACCATCGTAAGTTTCTCTTGACGAAATGGCTGGGTGTGTAAGGTCAAGTTCAACATAAAGATTGCCACCAGCATCACAAATATCATCATATTGAACAATGCCTTTACCATATTTTTGAGTAACTAATCTGAAAGGAATTTCAGCATTAGCAGCAATTATAACTTTTCCATCTGGGTCAGAAATATTAGAACCTGAATTATTAACAATTTTTAGTGATGCTAAGAATGCTTCAGTATCCATTTCATTTCCATCTGGACCAGTCAATCTACCTTTATTTTCTTTTGAGAAACCTGAAATTTGTAAAATAACATTTCTAACGGTTCCATCAGTAGCTGCTACAAATGTAGTAGTTGCAGAGAAATTACCATTAGGAAGAATACGACCTGGGATTACTTCGTTACCGCTAGTGTAAACAATAGAAATTTCACCTTTTGAATTATCGAATAAACCATCATTGTAATATAAATCATAAAGATTTCTAGTTTTGAAAGTTGTTGCTGTACAGCCAGTAGTACCGATACATGATGGAAGATGGTCTGTAGCCATACTTGTATGAGCAGAGTAACGAGGGTTATCTTGCCATGGGTCTCCTGCTTGTCCAGTAGCTTTATCAATTCTATTAGAAGTTTGAGGTACAAAATAGAACAATTTACCGATTGGCATGTTCAATGCTTGTACTGATACAATATCGTTTGCTAAAAGTTTTGAGAAAACTCTACGAACGATAGGGAATACTACAGTTTCAAATGAACCGCTAGAACCAGCGTCTGTAGTTTCAGTTAACAATGCTTTAGCTTGATTTTCATATAGCATAGCAATGTTTTCTTTTATATGACCTTTAAGTCCGTCAAGAAATCCTAAAGCTTCCCATCTTTCTTGGGTTTGTTGACGAATAGCTTTAAGGTGATTAATACCAATATTACCAACTTGTCCTGATGTTAATAAGTGTGACATAATTTTCAATTTAATTATCTATTTTCGACTCTTTTTATTAAGTCTTTTATTCTTTTTGTTGATTCATCAACATATGCTGTTGATTCAGTCAACTGATTACTTGCACCGCTTGTTTTTGATTTTTCAATTTTATTTTCTATGGATTCAGTAATCGATTTTTTATTAGCTAACTCACTAATTATGGTTTTGTAAACTGCTTTTGATTCTTTTAATGTTTTTACTTCATCAAATCGTTGCATAATCATCTTCTTTTCTTCCTTAGAGGTTGAATGTTCAGTGATTATTTTAACCATATAAGTTAAGTTAGTATTGTAAACTACTGATTCAGCTAACATTTTCTTAAACTGACTAAGGGCATTTTTGATTTCCTTGTTTTCAGTTTGAAGTTTTTTAGCTACATTTAACAGTTCGTTAAACTTTTGTTTGGAAACAGATTCATCAGCTCTACCGATAGGAGCGGTATGATACTCTTTCTTTCCTTCAGGTCTAATACGATTCGCATGTAAATCAGCTAATGCACGAGATTTATTTTCTTCAATTTCTTCATCTTCTGAATTTTCATCTTCTTCGCTTTCCATTACATGTTCAGCGTGGCCATCTTTTCCGTCATTTGGATTATCTTCATCAAATCCACCTTTTAAATTATCACCAGATGTTTTGGAATCAACAGGAGCTTTTTGACCATCAATTTTACCTTTATTAGGAGTAGTGGTTTCTTTAGCTTCTGTATCATGGCCTTGACCTCTTACTATGTCTTCATCCAATGTAATTTCATAAACAGGTTCTACGCTTTCATCTTCGATATCAGTTTCTGGTTCATCTTCATCATCCATTTCTGGTTCATCTTCAATTTCAATTTCTAAATCATCTTCAGTATCTATTTCTGGTTCATCAAGAGTATCGTCTTCTCTTCTTACTTTGCCATCATTAACCTTAACGATATATTCATTACCGCTATCTGGGTCTTTGACGTTAACTTCTTTGTCTGATACTACCTCGATTTCATCGTCAGCTGAAAGTTTTTTGAAAACTTTAATTACTTCTTCATCTGATGCTGCTGTTAAATCTAACTCATCATAATCCATTTCTGCTTCTGTTTTTTCTTCATCATCACTTACTGGAAGTGTAGCAGGATTGTCTTTTTCATTTTCTTCTTCACTGTCTAGTTCTCCAGTTTCAATTTTTTCAGTGTCATTATCATCAGCATCATTAGACGTAATGTCTTCTTCTTCGTAACCCTGTTCGTTGATTACATGTTCTTTTATAAGTTCTTCAATTTCTTCCTTCATTGTAGAACGAAGTATTTCTTTTGTGTTTTTCTTTAAAGCTTCTTGAATCACATTAATATCAAGTAAAGCTTCTTCCACGATTGATTTTTTTTCTTTATCTGCCATTGTCAAATAGTTCAATAAAAGATTATTCTTTGTTAATAAATATATGCTTAAAATGAAAAAATTAATTATCTGATAAAAAATGTTTTACATTTTAAGCTTATTTTTACATTTTTTTTATTAAATCTTATTTAAATGCTAAAAAAACGCGGATTGTATCATGATAAAAATTTATTTAATTTATCAATTAAAATAGGCTTTTTATTTATTTTGCTTTCAGAAAATCCCCTCATATCTTCTTTTTTATTAAAAATCCATGAACCTGGTGTACTTGGACTTGTAACAATATCCCAACAAATTAATTCAAAATCATCTTGTACGATATGTTTACCTGCAACTTCTTCTAATGAACCAACACCTCTAGATGAAACACCTACCATGATTCCTTTTCTAAGAAGATTTGCAATTTGGTCACCTTGACAAGAAATAATTCCTTGATTGATGAAACCTGGAGACATTATAATTTCTAATTTACCTAACAATGTTTTACCTTCCCACCATGTTTCTAAAATATTGTGTGAAATTCTATCGTTAGATATAATTGAAGTTTCTGGATGGTCACTATTATGTGTCCAAGATATTTTCCCATTATATCGCATTAACCAGGTACCATTTGGTACAGTTACACAATACACATTTTCATTAAAAGGTACTAATTCTGTTTTTATATATCTAGTATCCATATAAATTCCTTTAGATGTTCTTTCATGAATTAAATGTAATGGTTTACTATTTTCACCTAAAATAATTCGCCCTTCAATTTCTCGGTCAACAGGAGAAATAACATTCATCGTAGCACCATTCCCCAATTTTAACATTATCTCAAAAACATCTTCAGCTAATTTATTTGATGTTGTGAAATATTCTTTTAACAAACTATTTTTCCTATTTTTCCTATTTTTACCATCCCCAATTAATAACCAATCAAGTAAAATATTTAATAAATTTTTAGACCATTCTTTAGCGTAACTTGGAATGTGCTTTTCGTGAGAATTTCCTAACTCAAATAAATATTCATATAGTTTATCATCATAAATATTAAATTGCCTATTACCAGATATAGAATATTTAAAAGGAAGTTTATTAAGAAGATTAATAATTTTTTCTTTTGTTTCTTCTTTTTTTTGCGTAATACAAACTAAATTCTTTTTTTTACCACCTTTACTTCCGCTACAATGTCCTTCGCTCAAAAATATTCCTAAAAATGCAGCCCAATCTTCTGTTTTAATTTTTATATCTGAGTTGGGAATGTTAAAATACTCAGGTTCCTTTCCAATCCAATTGGCGGAATGTTTAATATATGAATGACTAATTTTTGAATCATTATTTATTAATTTATTATATAACTCTTCACCTGTTAAAATATATGGTTTATTATTTCTATCCCATAAAACAATTTTATGTTTTTTAGTAACCATTATATCAAAACTACTATTATTGTATATATGAATCATATCATCATTATACATTTTTTTAGTAGTATTAGTAATTTTTTGAAATTCTAATTGGTCTGAATTAATATTCAATGTTAATATTTCTTCTCCAATAATTGTTTCTTCAATTCGTTTCCAGCCATTTTTAGTAAATATTTCGGTTCCAATTGGAACGCATTCACCTATTGCACGTTTTTCACGAATTAATTGCTGATATTTTTCTACTTCTCTCTTAAGAATAGCTTCTGGATAAATACGCCCATTTCTATTTTCAACACCATATTTTTGTAGAACTGCATAAACTATTAACGGTTCAATCATTATACCCTTACCTTCACCCAATTTTTGCATTTCATTTAAGAATGGTTTATTCCTAATATCATTAGGAGAAATATAACCTGCGTCTTGTTCAATCATAATTCCAAACCCAGTTTGACCTGGTTTTAATATTTTTAACTCATCACTATACATATTACCATTTTCATAATAAATATATGTATATAAATAAAAAACCCCTAACCAAATTGATTAGGGGTTAAATTTATTATAATATTTTATCATCACTCTTTCTTTCTATGAAATTTAAAATACTTATTATCATTTAAATTTTTATTAACTACAACATTTAAAATATTCATTAAAGCTTCATTTAATTCATCTGACATTAGAGCATATTCACTATTTTGATATAATATAATTTCACAATTCATATAACTTCGTTTTCCAAATATAATTCCAGATTGACGCATATCAAAATCCACAATAGTTTTATTTAAATTAAAGATAGAACGATTACCATAATTATATATGTTTTGTTTAATTTGTTTATGAATGTTTTGTATAATTCTGTTGTAATTAAAATTATCATCATCTATAGGGTCTGCCCATCCAGATATATTAATGTATACTGATTTTGGCTTTTTATTGTCCGTTGTACCAAATACAACATTTAAATTCGGAATTACATCTACTTTAAATTCTTTACCACGTTTCATATAAAAAATCCTGATATCATAAATATAATATGAAATCAGGATTTGTCAATAGGATGTTTTTATAAAAATCTTAAGATAAAATATCTTTTAAAAAAATTAATACAACCATTATAGCTTGAACAACCACCCATATCATTAAAGCTTGGGTCCTAAATGTTTTGAGTTTATCGATATCTTTTAGTGTTTCATCTAATAATTTCGGTGATGTAATCTCATCCATTTTCAGTTTCCAATACCTTAATTCTTTTAATTCATTCGTTGATATGACTTGTTGTAATGAACTTTTCCAACTTTTAAGCTCATTAACTGAATCTTTAATACTTTCAAATTTTGTAAGTTTTTCCTCAATATTATTCAATTTATCAGTAGTGACTTCCTGATTTTTAGCTATTGTATCTAGCCTATGAACAATTAGTTCCCAGTTTGCTTGTTCCATCATAACTCTATTCACTCAAATCATTAGCTAAATTTATTAATTTTATAGCACTTTCCGAAAATGTTTCTTTGTTAAATTCCAAATTTAATAATTTATCTTTAACAGTTAACAATTTTTCTTTAGTTTCTATATCTGCATTTTTAAGATTTTCGTCAATTAATTTAATACACGTATTTTTAATATTCTTAAAAAAAATTGTTTGATTTTCACTATCCGATTCAATAATAACCTTAATTAAAGATTTTTCATTTTCAGTTAGGTCAGAATATTTTTCATTAAATCTTCTAATAGCTATATCACATAAGACTTTAGTAGGTACTATGTTTTCAGAAATCGGTTCTTTTGATTTTGGTATAATAATATATTCTGCAATTTGTTTTTTACGATTAAATGTAGCATTAATGTTGGTATTTTTATGTGTAACTAAATATGAAATATTTTCATGAAGTTTTTCTAATTTTTCATCATATTTTTCATCTAACATTTTTTTAAATTCACCTAATAGCTTAACTAATTTTTTATTAGCTTCAATAATTTGTTTCGGAGAAAAACTTTTTAGTAAGGAAATGTTTTCATTTACATAATCTATCGCCATATTTAAATCTGGCTCAACTTTAGATTCTAAATTTTTATAAACTAAATATTGAGTCTTTAAAATTTTATCTTCTTTTAATGCCTTAATATAAGACTGAAAAATTTTTTTATTTTTATCAGACTTTTTTAAAATTCCTTCAATTAGAACTTCATTGAAAGCATTTTTTATTTTACCGAAATTTTGCATAACTAAATCTTTTCTAATAAATATAATATTTCTATAGAAAGTTAATCACTTCCTTTAAGTAATTCATCAATATCACCAATAATATTATTAATACCTTCATTAATTTTTATACTTTTATCATAAATCTTAGTAATTTCATCCTTTAAATGGTCTTCTTTATTTAATGAACCTGTTAATTTATCAAGAAAATTTTCTTGATATTTTTTTTGACGATATTCTAATTTTTTACTTAAAATGTGTTTTTTTTCAGTTAATATTTTTCCCGCTCTTTTAATAGTTTCTTTAGTCGGTGTTGCTTCTTCAGGTGAAACTGCTTCTTCAGAACCTAAATCTAATCCAGCTTCAGGTTCTTCATCACCAGCAGCTTCTTCACCTTCCTCACCGCCGAATTCTAGTTCTTTTTCACCAGCTCCGCCTATTTCAGAACCTAATCCGCCACCTAATCCGCCACCAAATCCACTACCCCCACTTTTTTTACTAGTACTACCAATATCACCTTCTTCAGTATCAGTATATGGGTCATAGTTAGGGTCACCATAAATTTTATCAACTTTATCAAAAATACCCGTATGCTTAATAATCTTAGCGGTTTTTTCAAGCTCAGCTGCAGCTGCTCTTTCCATTCTTTGTTCAAGTAAATCTTGTTTAATTTCTTCATCAGACCATCCAAGAATATCACGTTTAGCTCTTGTCATTGACATAGCAGCAAAACCATTACCAGAATCTTTTACAGCTTCATTATATAATGCAATTTTAGATTGCAAATATTCAATTTTAAGCATTTCAGCTTGAGTAGATGGATTATTTAATGTAATGATAAAATTATCTAATTCATCTGTAAATCCTAGAATATATAAATGAATAATAGCAATTTTATTTAATTCCATAATTAATGCCTGTTGAATACGATTAATGGTTCTGGAAAATCTAATATCCTGTAAAGCTAAATTTTTACCTTCTCCATAAGCATCTTCATAATTTAAAAATGCTTTAGGAACACGTAAAGCAGTAAATAATTTCCTTTGCAAATATTGAATATCAGCAATCTCAGAAAGATTACTTGCACCTGGTAAGGTATCAATTGGGGTTGCAGCGTTTTCATCACGAACTGGAATAAATAAGTCTTGGTCTTGTGCTAATTGATTATAACGTAAATCTATCTGTCCTGTTTGTGGGTCTATAACTGGTTTACGTTTAAAACGATTAGCAATCTCATTTAAATAAGGTTCAACATCCTTATCATCAATATTACCAACAAAAACTTTATAAATTCTACGCTCAGGTGCTCTAGTTACGCGATATATCAACATAGCATCTTCAGAAAGCAATAATTGTTTCCAAATTCTCCTAGCTTTCTCTAATAACGAAGTACCATACGGAAGCTTTCTATCATCACCTAATAATCTAAAATGAGCTATTTGCCATGAGTTAAATACTATATTTTTAGTTTTCCAATGAAATTTAACTCTATTATGATTACTTTGATTATCATTAGTTAAGACATCTCTACTTGCGTTCATTGAATTTAAAATATCACCTTCTCTCCTCTCTATCTCAAAATTAGGCATCTGTCTACAACCAATAATACCGTTTTTATCATCAGTATTTAAGTAAACAAAATTATCGCCATATTTACATAAATTACGAGCCCACATCGGTAAATTTGTGTGAATATCTAATCTATTAAAAAATAAATCTTCTAACACACGTTTTACACGTTTACTTTCAGAATAAATGTTAAGAATTTTACCTTTATTATTTACGGTCGTAGATTCTTCCATAAAAATATCCAATGCAGCTCCGATTTCAGGATAAAATTCCATAGATTCAAAATCCGCATACGAACCAATTCTCGTAACTTCATAATGAATTGATTGTTGAAACATTTCTCCATCAACCTTACGCCATAATTGCCCTAAATATTTTGCCTGCTGAGCTTGTAATTTAGCTGTTTCATATTCTGCTTTATCTTTGGTTTTAAGTAAAATCTCATTCCCAATATTATATTTATTACTACTATCCAGTGGTCTATTTTTATCATAACCATCAGGTCCAAATAATCTTGTTAATCCTTGAAATATTGTTAGTTTTTGAGCCATATAGTGATTTTTTTAGTTTATTATAATCATTTTTTTAAAAATATAAAGTTTATTTAACGTAATCACATTCCATGTACGCGTTGTGGTTATCGTTAATTATTTTATATACATAACCAGTTTTATTGTCATAACCTTGAGAATTTGGAATAGCGGTACATGATTCACCTTTGATTTTCCCTTTTGATTTAATTACCTTTTGATTGGCATCCATAGGCGACCACCTATAAACCATTTTAGGATTTACTTTCCTAATAAACACATTTTTATTTTTTAATCCCATAAATTTGTTTTTAAATAAATATTAACGCATACCACTAAATAGCCACAAAAATTCACCTTTAGGGTCTTGCATATTTTTAGCTATACTTGGAGTAAAATTTGGTCGTCCAGTACTCTCTTTAGTACCTTTTGGCACAAATCCACTTTTTTCCTTTTCATTTAAAGAGCTACTAGAAATCCAACTTTTTAACATGGCTTTTGTTTGATTTTCCAATTTTTCCAATTTCTTAAAATTCTGCTCCAATACCCATAAACACATTGCCAATGACATCAATAAATCATCATGACATCCATGCATATGGTCTGGTTTCCCATTCTTATAAACAAATGTTCTCATTTCAGAGGTCATTCTAACTGACCTAACTTTAATGGTATTTGTTCTAATAGCATATTCAAGATTTGCAATCATAGGTAAACGAACCGATTGCGCATTGAAGCCAGGTATTTTACCATTCTTAGTGTATTGATTCAAATCTCTACGATTTTTAAGCACGTTGCTACGTGGTTCATCATAATGCAAACGCTTATAACCAACTTCTAATAACTTTAAAATAGTTGAAACCCCTACACCAATAACGTCAACCACAGTATAAGCATTATATAAATTCCCATACTCTTCAACTATCTGTGCTAACAAATCTGGCGGGACCTTTCCTTTGTATTCCATCACTTGTTCCATTGTTGTGAAATCCACTATAACAATAGTTGAACTATCTTCACCATCACCACGGGCAACATCAACACCCATGATATATTGATGACCTTCAATCGGTTGTTCCCAAATCCAAAATTCCTTATTTTTACCACTAACCCATTTTGGGTCCATACAATTATTTTTTTCCTGAAATTCAATAAATTCTTCATCAATTACATTACCACCAGAACCTACAAATGAAACATCAAGCTCTTGAGCAATCATTCGCTTGTCATTATTCATACCACGACACATTTCTTCATACCAACTTGATGTTGGTTTCCATCCTTCATCAATTCGTTTCCTAAAAGATTCAAGTGTAAAAGTTTTTTCTTCTTCGCGAATAATATCATCACCATTCGGGCTTGATTTTAACCATACTAAATCTTTGTTATATCTTAAATCTTCATACCAATGCATTTCAACGATGTGAAAATCGTTGGTTTTATTTCTGGCACCATCAAATGTTTTCCAATATAATTCATCATATCCATTTGGTGTGGAAATTAAAGTAGCTTTACCACCAGTACCAAGTGCTGTAAGGGCTGCACCAAATACTTCAGCACCATTATCAATAAATGCTGCCTCGTCCATTATAAGGAATGTAGGTGTATAACCACGAAGAGCATCTTTAGATGTAGCAAGAGCTTTAACTTGCGAACCATTAGGTAAAACTAAATGCTTTTTAGAATTAGTTAAAAAAATTTCTTTACTCTCTTTTTCTACAGTTCCATAATAATTTGAACCCCAAACCCACCTTGGTAATTGAGATAAAAAATCTTTAATTTTAGCTAAAAATTCTTGTGCCATGTCTTGTTTATTGGCAAGAATTAATATTTTTTCGGGATTATCTGGGTCAGCCCAAGCCACTTTAACGGCGGCAAATGCTGCCGTAGTCGTTGACACACCAGCCTGTCTAGGCTTTGCAACGATAGAAAATCTGTGGTTCATGTAACTTTCAATTATTTCACGTTGTCTGGGAAATAATTTAAATGGTACAAAACCTTCTTGAGTTTTATCAAATGTTTTTAAATAATTTTCAATAATATATATTGGATTAACCAGACCCTTTGCAAATTCTTCTAATATTTCATTATTAGTCAACATATTTAGTTTTATAATAAATATGCTGATTATATAAAATATTATTTTTTGTACGGTTATAGCTATATTAAGCCATAATTTAGCTATTATTTCAAGTATTTCAGTCTAAGAGTATTTAAATATTCATTGTGCTTCTAGTAATCATTAAAAAATTAAATAAAATTAATTGATTATTATAAAAAAAAAATGCCTTGGATATTCAAGGCATTTTTAAAATCCTATTTGGTTCCAATAGTCTTCTAAATCATCAGTATTGTCAATAATATTAGAGCTTCGTTCGGATTCTTGTCGTCTTTCATCCATAACCCTATTAAATTCTTCTTTTTGTAAATCGATTTTAATTTTGGTTAACATTTTATTAACAATATCCTTACCAAGCTTTGTTCCAGCCATAATTTCACGCATATCACTATTGAATTTTTCTACTGGTAATGAACACAAATCAGCGTATAAATAGTGTTTAAGATGAAAATCTTCAGGTGGTATTAGTTTAGTTAATTTACTCCATAATGCAGGTCCTAATCGCATATCCCATGTTTCAGCTTTTAAATAATCAGCTTTACCTAAAACATAATTTCTTATTTTAGGATTTTTCGGTAAACCATGAGCAGCTAATAATTCCATCACTCCTTTAACTAATTCATGTATTAATACAGGAAATATCATCGCCTGTGCTTTGATTTTAGGTATTCCATCTTCGTTAGTAGGGAGTTCAAGTTTCACAATACCACCAGTTATAGCTGGACTGTTATCAATATTATCTACAATATAATACATATAATCAGCAGCTGACATGATTTTTCCATATTTTGTTGGTAGTGTAGGGTCAATTTTAGTTAAATCTTCATCAACCATATGAAACATATGATTTGTCTTCATGGCCGCACCTTGATTCATCGCATTTATAAATCTTCTTTTATAAACTTCAGAATTAGCTTTTGCAATATCTTCATGAGAATCAAAATCAACTTCATCAACTCTAATAGGAATGGCATTTAATTTAGTACCTTCCATATTTATATTTGGCGTCAATTCTGCTTCGATTTCAACCATGTCTTCTGGTATATTATATTCATCGCGAATCATTTTAATAGCCAATTCTTCCAACTCTTTTTTGTTTTTCTCTTCAATTTTCATGCATTCTTTAATCATTGGATACATTTCTTGCATGATTTTAACGTTATCAATATCATTCGTATTAAAATAACGTTTTACTTCACGAATAACTTCACCGAATCTTTCACCTATAATTTTTTCTTCAAAATGCAGTTCATCACTTTCAGGAAAAATTGGATGGTCACCTAAAGAATGTTTACGTTCTCTTAAATCCCTTTCTAATTTAGGTAACATTCTTTCTGAATGAGCTTCATCATAGCGTACACGACTCTCATTGAGGGCTTTATCAGTTTTTGTTTTACTGAGTATGTCCTGAATAAGTTTTTTATATTTTTCTTCTTTTTCCATTTTATGCTATTTTTAAACGTTTTTATTTAATTTTATGATATAATTTGCTAATGCGGCTTTAGTCATTCTAGGATTTTTATTTTCATTTAAATTGTTTATGTTACCTGAATTAATTGATTCTTCTTTTACTGACTCTGTTTGATTTGAATTTGAAGTAGAAATATTTTTAATGTCATTTATTAACATTCCTAACTTATCATTAGGTACGCCAATTAAGTCAGCGAATCTAACAATAGCTTCATACTTTTCAACAGGTGTACTGATTTTAGATAATGCAGATTTAATATTTCCATTATCTGCTATTTTTTGAAATAAATCATCAACATCCTTTTGAAATTTATGAGTAATTCCATTTTGATTATTATTAGTTGTACTAGTCGGTGAATTAATATCTTCACCTATTTCTTTTTTTGGTGACAAATTAGTTTGTTTATTTAAAATAAAACTTTTAAACCAATCATAACCATAAGTCAAATTATGGTCAAAACGATAAACAGCTATATCAATTTTACCATTAGGATATTTTCCCCATACATACATCCATTTAATACCATTAACTATAAAAGGAGTTTCTCCTTCCATATCTTTATAATATTCAACAATCATAAGGGTATTATTATTAATTTCTTTTTCTTCATTAACTTTAGACGTTTCTGAATTCCCAATAACATATAATTTATCATCAGGTTTCATATTATTTTTAACTACTTGCATATCCTTAATATCGGTTATATAAATTTCCGATTCATTAATTTTATTTTTAGATTTTTTCATGTTCCTGAACTTTTGTTAGAATTAATCTTATATCCCTTTCATAAAGTTTATCTTCAACATCTTCAAGTGTATCTCCAAACTTAAAAAATATTCTAGACTCTGGATATTCATCATAATCATCTATGTTTTCCCAAGCCAATGCAATTACTCCATCCACTGCATCCCAAACACTAAAAGTATCACTCTTCTGAATAATATCAAATTTTATTTCAGAAGTTAATAAACCTACCGCTTTAATGAATTGTTGGCTCGGCGGTTCTGGTTTACCTGATGCGGGGTATTCATCCCATGCTTCACCATCCACTCCTTCGGTAGAATTTGAAAAAAGGAATTCATATATAAATTCACCTTTCCAATTCTTACCTATTTCATTAATAAAAATTAAATATAATTTTTTTTTATCCATTTTTTCTAGCTTTTGGGTTTGGTGATTCACCTGGTTCTGGTCTCCAAATTCTTTCACGTCTTGGTCTTGGATTTTTTACTGGTTCATCAGTCCTAGGTTTTTTTATAGTTTCTTCATCTGGTTTTTGAGGATTTGTGGTTATATTGCCTAATATTTCTTCAATCATATTATCAATATTAAACGTTTCATTAATTCTATTCATAATAATATTATTTAATTCATCTTCAAATATACCACTTTTTTTAGAATTTTTCAACTTTTCATTATTTTTTTTATATGATTCTTCAGTCGGCGACCAATCTTCACTATTTTCAGTATTTTCATCATTTTCTTCATCAGATGATTTTACAGGTTCTTTTTTATTTTTTTTGTTATCTGTTGGTTTTGATTTATCGTCATTTTCATTATCATCTTTATTATTGTTTGTATCGACACTTACATTATTATCATCTTTACCAGCAGTTTTAACTTTCTTAATAATTTTTTTCTGGTCTTCTTCATCCATAATACCGCTATGTGTTGCAGAAATTATAGAATTAATTACAAATTTTTCTAATTCAAAATCTGGATTACCTTGTTCTTTATTATATTTTCTTAAGGAAGTACCTAATTTTCCTGTTAATTGCTGAATGAACTTTTTAGGGTCATCTTCTTCTGAAACTTCAACTCCAGCATCGAATGGTTTATCATTAAATGGCTTATCCGAATCATCAGCCATTTCATTGTCTGATTTATTATCAAATGATTTGCTATTATTATCAGTATTGTTAAAATCAGAACCACCTTTAGAATCAGAAAATGCTGGCTCTTGAGGTGGTTCTGATGTTGGGTCTTTTATTTTAAGTTTATATTTAACTTCGTCTATTTCAGTTTCGCTTACAGTTTTTTTTTTTCGTCTAAAGCACCAGCTTCAGGACTTCTTCCATAATATTGTTGTTCTCTAGATGCACGTTCATAATCCTCATCACCATATTCTTCATCATCATAGCCTTCTTTAACTGAATTATAACAAGTTTCGCAAGATAAAATTTCATCAACAAGATAATTAGCTTCTTCTTCAGTTAAATCAAATTTTTTTTGAAGTTTATCTTTTATTTTTGACTTTTGAGCATCATTAAGCTTTATTGTATCATCAAAATCATCTGTATCAGATTCTTTTTTATGTTTTGTATAGTCAGCTTTGTTAACTATTTTATCTGAATCGTCTTCTTCAACATATTCATTTTCTAACATTTCGTTGGTTTCTTCTTCAGTTTTAAAACCATAAGAAAATGCGCCTTCTTTCATCAATACATTATTATCGTAATCATGTTCAATACCATAAGCTTCATCTAAACTCATTAATTTAAGTTTTAAATGTTTAACAGCTTTGGCATATGATTCAAAGACATAATCATTTTTATTTTTAAGCCCACCAATATATTGAAAATCTTTTACAGTTAAATTATTTTTATCTTCTGCAATTTTAATGTAATATTTATAATTTTCTCTAACAATACCATAATTTTTACCATCTGCACCTTTATGATAAATTTCTAATACAGAATTAGAAACATTTTCGTTAATAACGGGATTAATTTTCCCCATTAATTCATGTATTCTATTTAATTTATCTTGCCCTTTAAGACTTATAGGATTAATCATATCTTTTTTCATTACAATTTCTTTTAAAATAAAATTATTTGTCTATAAATATGTAGTAATTTTAATAAATTACATTATTTAGATTTTAGTCGGAGGTGGAGTAGGCGCTTCTTTTCCCACATTCTCCGACAATTAACTCATCACTATCATTAATTAACTCATCACTATCATTTCCTTCTAAAAATGCACTACCACCTAATTGAGGCATATCTTCAGTTCCAGCATATGATACACCTGTTGTCGTATTAATTGGTGAGCCCAAAACATAAACATCATTACCTGAAATACTTTTCACTAAAATTGTAATAAGAAGCCCTGCATTCATGTAAACGTATGCCCCATTAATTACAGCGCTAGTATTAGCAGTAGCCAAAACTTGAAAATAAGTATATTTACTAAAATCAGCATCAGCGGCTGAATGTATTATTGTTGGAACTTTGTTATGAAGTGACATAAATTTCTATTTAATTAAATTGTTATTTATTAATAAATATCATATAGAATTTAAAATATCATAAGCTTGGTCTTTAATTTTCATAAATTTATTAATATAACCACTTCTTCTTAATACTTTAAAAACAATATTTTCATATGAAAATTCACCTTCTTTTTCAAGACCCGCTTTACGCATTTTTTTTATTTTTTCCCATAATTTTTCAGATTCATTCACAACTCTTTCATACTTACCTTCATGATACATTTCAATAATATCATCAATTTTGGTCATTAATTCAGATGCTTTTTTCTTGATTAAAATTTTATCAAATCTTGGCTTCAATTTATTTGGTTTTATAACCCATTTATTATATTCTAGCGAATAAACACCAGTAGATGTATGCGGTTCATTTATATCTTGAGCATAAATTTCAACCTCAAAACCGTAAATTGTTATATTATGAGTATCATTCCATATTTTTCTTTTTGAATCTAAAAAATCTTTAACCAGTTCTTCATTTTCATTAATGTCCTGAAAATTAAAAATAATATGTAAATCAATATCTGAGTATTCTGACCAATTATAATTTGCTAAACTTCCAGTTAACGTTACATCTATAACTTCAACCCATGGAATATCTAAAAATTCAACAAAATCATCAGCAATTTTCAATAATTGTTTTCTAATTTTAGGGTCAATTTTATCTTCAGATTTCCATATTTTCGAGTTTAATGTATTTCGCATTACAAAAGAACTTAAATCTACTTCTTCTGGTTTTACTATTTCGGAAACACCTCTAAGCTCTTCAATTATGATGTTTTTTAATGATGCCATACTAAATTACTTTTAATATAAATATTCAGACGATAAATAAAAAAAGCCCTGATTCAACACCAAGGGCTTATTTTTTTTATAAAATTATGAAGATTAAACAGCAATTGGCATCTTAATGGTTGGATATGATTGGTAATCTAATATTTTTATGTCTTCATATTTATAATTAAAAATACTCTTTACTTCAGGATTTAACCATATTTTAGGAAGAGGGTATTTGTGTGGGTCTCTAGTTAATTGTTCTCTAAGCTGTTCAATATGATTAGAATAAATATGGCAATCACCTAACATACCAATTAATTCTAATGGTATCATATTAACTTGTTGTCCAACCATATGTAATAATAAAGCATATGATGCTATATTAAACGGGATTCCTAATCCAACATCACAACTTCTTTGGTTCCAAGATAATGATATTCCGCGAGTTGGAATATTATTAGTAGTTAACTTAATATCAATAGAATCATCAGATTCACTAAAACTATTCATATATCGCTTAATATATATTCCCATACGCTCTTCTCTCGTCAATTCTCTTGTCCAAAACTGAAATCCATAATGACACGGCATAAGTCTCATTTCATCTAAATCACTTACATTCCATGCATTCACCATAATTCTACGGCAATCTGGAAATTTAATTAAACGGTCAATTATATATTGTATTTGATTAATACCTTTAAAATATACTTTTTCACCATCTATGTTTTTCATATAACCACCCCAATCAACCCATTGTTTTCCATAAATAGGACCTAGATTACCATCTTCATCTGCCCATTCATCCCAAATAGTTACACCATTATCATTAAGATATTTGATATTAGTATCACCTTTTAAAAACCATAATAATTCATGAATTACTGATTTAACATGAATTTTTTTTGTAGTTAGAAGTGGAAATCCTTCACGCATATCAAATCTAATCATTCTCCCAAAAACTGATTTGGTGCCCACATTCGTTCTATCTATTTTATCTATTCCGTTATTAATGATATCTTTTAATAACTCATGATATGTTAAATCAACATTATTCATTTTAAAAACCTTTCATTTAATTTTTTTTTATTAGTTTATTCCATATGTAAAGTATCTTATCATTACATTTCTAATTCGTTCAAAATTTGTTGGATTATACATTATAGGCGTAAACATCAAATTATAAACGCCTAAAGCATATGGCGGATTATTTTCTCTTCCATTAATAATCATAACATCAAGATTTTTTTTGAAAGTTTTTTCAAATTTAGGTATATTCCGTTCATCCTCTTGAATACAACATCTCATTTTTGCTGTTACGGTATAAAATGTATTACCTTTATATTCTAATACTGGCATTAATGCTATTGGTAAGTTATAATCTACGATTATTTTCATTAATGGTAATAACAAATTTAAATCATCTTCAGATTTTTCAGATTCTATTAAATTCATAACATGATTATGAAAAAGTAATGCTGCCCTAAGAAAATAATCATTACCATCATAAACCATTTCATATGGGTTATTCTTAATAAAATCCTTTGCTAATTTATCGAGTAAATTAAAATCATAAAAAGGATTTGAAGGTTTAATAAAATTTAAATCTCCTCTAAATTTAAAATTTTTAGTGATATTACTCATTGTTAGTTTTTTCTTTAATCTCTTTTAATTTATTAATGAATAATTCTATATTTTCAAGTTCTTTAATATCGATAGAATTTTTCTTTCCATAAGAATTTATTAAAACTGTCATAGCGGTTATAAGATTTTTTTCAGCTATTAATATTTCTTTTGTTCTAAATTCATTTATTTCTTTTAACAAGTCAGCAATGTCAATTAACCTAAGTTTTTCAAATTTATAGACATTTTTGATACGTTTATTAAATTCTCGCCCCTGACTTTCTGCTAGTTCAAAACGAGCATAATCAGTAGGTTTAACATTATGAAAAACATATTGTTCACCTCTTTTAAATGTTATAATTAAATCATTTGTATTTTTGTCCCAGCTAGAAGCTAGAATATTGGATGATTCATATAATACATCCACTTTATTTCCATTGTCATTACGTTTAATTAACATACTTTTAAATTATTTTTTATTATTTATTATGCGTTTTATATGAGATGACGTTTTCTAAATTAAAAATTTTTCCAGTACTACTTAGAGTATTATTAACATTTGTTTCATCTAATACTACTATTAAGTAATTTCCAGTTATAACTAATCCAGCATCATCAAACTTTAAAACTTGGGTAGCATTAGGGGTCGAAGGATTTTTACTGATTTCTTTATCTTTTTCAATTCTAATTTTAACCTCAACCATAGAATATTTCGGAACTTTATTATCAAACATTTACTTTTTTAATTTTTAAAATAACTTATAGATACTTAAATTTACGTTTTTTTTTGTAAAAAATCAACAATAATTTTGTTTTTATCAAAAAAAAGATGTATTTTTGTCTGAAAATAATAAATATTACTTTATGAAAATGAAAAAAGATATATTACCGAACTTTAAAAGTATTGTTAATGAGGCGTTTATTATCGCAAATAATTTTAATTCGAGTTATTTGAAACCAGAGCATATTATTTTGGCTATTCTTGAAAATGGTAATAATATCGTTATTCAAATATTTAAGTCATTAGGTGTTGATATTGATGAGCTTATTGAAACAATAACTCAAGACCTAAATAGTAAACATTTAAATATTAATAATGTTGAAATTAAATATAAAGGCAAAATTCCTCCAAGTGAAGATACAAAAATGGCATTTGATTTTGCTGACAATGAAGCAGAAAGACTTGGAGATAATAATATTAGAGATTATCATTTTATCCTTGGAGTATTATTGTTACCTAAAAATCATATAACTACAATATTAAATGAAAACAATATTAACTATATTAATTTTTATGCAGAATTAGGAAATTTTAGAGTTAAAGATGCTTATCTAAATGATTATGATGAAAATAATAGCTATAAGAATGATAATCAAAAGGAGTCAAAATCAAATAATAAAGATACACCTGTATTAGATAACTTTTGCAGAGATATAACTAAACTTGCAAAAGAAAAGGCTCTAGACCCGATAGTTGGACGAGAAAAAGAAATTAAACGAGTTTCTCAAATTCTTTCAAGAAGAAAGAAAAATAACCCAGTTTTGATAGGTGAACCAGGTGTAGGTAAAACTGCAATCATCGAAGGTCTTGCTCAATTAATAGTTGAAGGTAAAGCACCTAGAATCTTGCTTAACAAAAGAATATTAGCGCTAGACTTGGCATCTGTTGTCGCAGGAACTAAATACAGAGGACAGTTTGAAGAACGTATGAAAGCAATGCTTAATGAACTTCAAAGTCACCCAGAAATTATTATTTTTATTGATGAGTTACATACTATTGTTGGTGCTGGTAATTCATCTGGTTCATTGGATGCTTCAAATATATTTAAACCAGCTTTGGCACGTGGTGAACTTCAATGCATCGGTGCAACTACTCTTGACGAATATCGCGAAAACATTGAAAAAGACGGAGCACTTGTTAGGAGATTTCAGCAAGTTTTAGTTGAAGAACCAACATTAGATGAAACTGAAATCATCTTACATAATATTAAATCGCATTATGAAGACCATCATAAAGTTCGATATACTGATGAGGCAATTCATGAATGTGTAAAACTCGCCGACCGTTATATCACTGATAGGTCAATGCCAGACAAAGCTATCGATGTGATGGATGAAGCTGGCGCATCAACAAATGTTTCGTTTGATGTTCCAGAAAATATTAAAGAATTAGAACGTCAAAAAGAAGCTATTATTGCAGAAAAACTTGAAGTAGTTCAAAAACAATTATATGAAAAAGCAGCTAAACTTCGCGATAAAGAAAAAAAATTAGAAAATGAATTGGCTGAAGCAAAAAAAGAATGGTTAAATAGTTTAGATAAAAAACGTACTGTTATTGATGTTGGAGTTATTGCTGATGTGATTTCAACAATGACTGGTATTCCAATAAGTAAGATTTCCATAAAAGAAAACAAACGTTTACTTGATATGGAAAAAGAACTTAATGGAATTGTTATCGGTCAAGATGAAGTTGTAACTAAAATTTCAAAAGCAATTAAACGAAACAGGCTTGGGATTAAAGATAAAAATAAACCTATAGGTTCATTCATATTTTTAGGTTCAACTGGTGTAGGTAAGTGCTATGTATCTGATACTGAGATACTCATAAAAGATAAAAGGGATAATTCAATTAAAAAAGTTAATATAAGAGACTTTAAAAAATTATTAGATTCCGACACCAATTAGTCCAAACTTTTTAAATCTTCATGATATTTATTATAAAATAGGTATCATGAAGATAAAAACAAGTAAAGGAATCAAAGAGGTAAACGAGGTTTTCCCAGATTTAGAAACATTTAAAGATTATGTTTTAAAATTAGATAAAAACATACGTTATAATAATGAAACAATTAAAAAAGAAATGGAATCGTTGATGATTAAATTAAATGAACAAGAAGGTGTTGTTTCATATTCATTAATGCGTGGTTGGTTGGTAAAAAATTATAGTTTTAAAACTAAAAAATATAGTAAACTAGAATATTGGATTGAACGTGGTTGGCGTAAAGAAGATGCGTTGATTGAGCTAGATAAACGTAATAAAAAACTAAAACAAAGAAATCGTTTATGTGAAGATTATTGGATTAATAAAGGTTATTCTAAAGAAGAAGCTATCAATGAAATTTCCAAGCAACAAAAAAAATCATCTAAGTGCGTTAAAACTTATCATGGCAAATCTAAAAAAATGCTAATTGAAAAAGGTTATTCAGAAGAAGAAATAAAAAGAATTTGTTTAACACCAACCAATGTTAAGTTTTGGGTTAATAGAGGATATTCAGAGGCTGAGGCTAGAGAAATTATTAGTAAAAATCAAATCGAAGCTGCGAAACAAGTTGATTTTGAAAAAAGATTAATTCCATCAAATATTGAATACTGGACAAGAATCGGGTTGTCAGAAAAAGAAGCAAGACAAAAAGTGTCCGAGCATCAATCAACTTTTTCATTAAAAACTTGTATTGAAAAATATGGTGAAGAAGAAGGTAAAAAACGATTTACTAATAGACAAGTAAAATGGCAAAAAACTCTTTATAAAAATGGTAAATTAAAGGCTGGTTATTCTCAAATATCTCAAGACTTATTTTACGAGTTAATTAAAGATATTAATATTAACGAATTAAATAATATTTTTTTTGCTAAAAAGGGTGGTGAATTTGTTTTAAGTGATGATAATGGATTTTATAGGTATGATTTCACAGATATTAAAAATAAAAAAATTATTGAATATAATGGTGATGATTATCATGCAAACCCAATAAAATACAAACCAACTGATTACCCCAATCCTTTTCGGAAAAATATAACTGCACAAGAGATATGGGTTAGGGATAATCATAAAAAAGAATTAGCCGAACAATATGGATTTGAGGTATTAGTTATTTGGGATAGTGAGTATAGATGGGGAAATAAAGAAGAAGTAATAAAAAAATGTCTTAATTTCTTGCAAAATTAAAAAATAATTTATATCTTTGTATTAAACTAAATAAAAAAATAATGGAAAAAATTGGAATGATTAAAGATTTTAGTGGGACCTATAAAAAAATTATTAAATCCACTAAAATATCAAATTACGAAGTTGAAACTCCTGATGGTTGGGTTGATATTGAAGCATTACATGAGACAATACCATATCAAGTATATAATTTAACATTATCTAATGGTTACTCATTGAAATGTGCTGATAATCATATTATAATTAATGAAAACGATGAAGAAGTTTTTGTTAAAGATTTAGCTATTGGTGATAGAGTAAAAACCGATATTGGATTAGCTATTGTCATTAATGTTGAAGATTTGGGTTATGAAGAAACCATGTATGATTTGGAATTATCAGAAAACTCCAAAAGGGTTTATTATACCAACGGTATTTTATCACATAATACATATATGGCGAAAGTACTAGCTGAATATATTTTTGGCGATGCTGATGCCATGGTAAGAATTGATATGTCTGAATATATGGAAAAACATACTGTATCAAAACTTATTGGGGCTCCTCCAGGTTATGTCGGGTATGAACAAGGTGGTCAACTCACCGAAAGAATTAGAAGAAAACCATATTCAGTAATACTTTTTGATGAAATAGAAAAGGCGCATCCTGATGTATTTAACGTTCTTCTTCAGTTACTTGATGAAGGTCATTTGACTGATGGGCTCGGTCGTAAAGTTAATTTCAAGAATACATTAATTATTATGACATCAAACGTAGGTGTTAAAGAATCATTGGATTTTGGAAGAGGAATTGGTTTTGGTATAAAAAATATTGATAAAACACAAGAAAGAATTAATGACATCATCGAAAAAACTTTAAAGAAAACATTCAGACCTGAATTTTTGAATCGACTTGATGATATTATTATATTTAAAACTTTAACTAAGGAACATATAACTAAAATTATTGAACTCGAACTTAAAAAACTCAATACTAGAATTAATGAAATGGGGTATGATATGATTGTTGATAAAACTGCAATAGATTATCTCTGTGATGTTGGATATAATGATGAGTATGGTGCCAGACCGTTAGCTAGAGCAATTCAGAAACATATTGAAGATAATGTGTGTGAAGAAATCCTCGCTGGCAACATCAACGAAGGCGATTCTATCAAGGTCAGTTATAATAAAAAAACTGATAAAATGGTTTTAAAAGGTGAACCGAATGAGAAACCTGATGAAACTGAAACACCAACTGAAGGGACTGAATAGTCACTTTTTTTTTTTATATTTATGAGATATTTATATAAAAATTATGGGTTTAGAAGAATTAGTTCAATCATTAGAAGGTCAATACCCTGTTAAGTTAGATGTATATAGCAAAAGGGTTAATGACGGTGTTTATGCTGGCGGTATGGTAATCTCAAGAATTGAGGTTCCAAAAGAACAGCAGAGACAAGGTATTGGCGGTAAAGTAATGAATGAGTTAATGCGTTATGCTGATAAGAATAATCTAGTTGTAGGATTAACACCAGAACAAATTACTAATACTTCCAAATCGGCTTTAATTGATTTTTATAAGACTTTTGGATTTGTACCAAATAAAGGCAAACATAAACATTGGGATTTTATGGAAGCCATGATAAGATAACCTAAAACTATTAATGAAATGAAAACTGATAAGATTTATAACCAGATTAAAGGTGGTAAAGCTGATAAACTTACAATGGAAGATTTGGCTAAGAAACATGGCGTTTCTGTTGATGTCATTAAAAAAGAAGTTGAAGCGGGTATTGAAATAGAAATGGAACATACCAAAGATAAAGATAAGGCCACCGAAATTGCCATGGACCATGTTGAAGAATTTGTGGATTACTATTCAAATAAACGAGCTGGGTTAAAAGCATCGGAGAAGAAGCTAGAAAAAATGGCTTCAGAATCGTTTACAAGCATTTTTAACGAGATTTTGGCCGAAGAGATATCCAAGGTCACCCAGAGCGAAAACGTGCCACAATTCAAAGTTTATGACGAATATATAATGGTAACGGATGATGTCATGGAACAATTATTGGAATTACCATTTTTAAGTGAAAAAAGCTTTGTTAGGCCAAAGCGATATGGGAATGGATATAATTGGGTTCTTTGGACTGATTGGATGGAACCTGAACAGTACGATGTTATAGCTAAAACATTAGGATTCACATACTAAATAAAAAAGCGGAGTTTTCTCCGCTTTTTTATTGAATATAAAATTTTTGATTTCGTCTGGTGACCTTCATCATCCCATCAATTCTGAATTTTGGATTATTATAACCCCTATTATCTTTGTCGGTTGTGAAGTAAACTTTCCCTTGATATGGAACCAAGTAGCTTTCTCCAGTAAGTGATTCAGATTCTGGCATTCTAAGCTGACTAGTATCTGTGGCGATAAATAAAGAGAAATTAGCAAATCCCCATTTTCTTATTTTCCACATACAATCCCATGTCTGAGCTTCATCATTATCATCGGTAAGATAAATAACGATATCAGCTTGGGTTGAATCTGTCACTTTAAGAAGAACAATTTTTGCATCCTCTGGCGACATCATTTCAACGAAAGTCTACCCCGCGCATAGGACCGCGGAAAGCATCAATGCTACTATGATAATAATTCGTTTCATTTATTATAAATATCAGGAATTGCTATGAAATTTTATATCCACAGAACCTTTTTAAATACGCCTCAATTGACGTGCCATTTCCATCAGAAAAGTTATCCTGATTGTCAAAATATTTTTTAACACTGCCAGAACCACCCAAATGAGCAGCAGCCAAGATGCCAGATTCTGTGATGTATATTCCATTAACGATTTTTCCCTTGAATTCCTTGATATAACGTCTCAAATCCTTTTTATTAATGCTCATTAGCTTTAACATTGCCCTTTCTTGTTCAAATCCTGACCATTTTACGATGCGTATGCTATCTGGGGCATTAAGAAATTCGTCCCTGAAAATTTTAGCTTCATCATAATTTTCACAAACACCAGTTTCAACTAATGCACTAAGGCCGAACTGATATTTCCCAATATAACCATGTTGATTAGCACAAGCATAGTTATTCCCAGATTCTGCATGACCAATAGCACGCAAGAAATCTTTCTTAGGTAGGATTTCACCAATCACTTGGTCAATTTTAAGTCGGATAGTATCTATTTCATTTATCATACTATCCATCTTATTTGTTTTTTCAATAAATTCCTTTTCTTTCTGATGCTCAAGCTTATATACTGAGTATCCCAAAAAAATAAATCCGAAGATTGTAATTAAACTCAAAACCAAAAAATTGATTGTGAGTCTTTTAATCAATTTTTCTAAATTTTTCGATTGTTCCATTTTTTAGATTTATTGGTTAAGACTTCAAAGATACGAAAAAAATTTTGAACTTCCAAATTTTTTCAATCTTTTTTTGTCGCGCCAACGTATTCATGACTGAAACACACCCTTTTATTATCGGCATAATGATTTTTAAATACGTTTAAATGCTTTACATCTGTGCGAAGTCTTTTATTTTTTGACGTTGCCTTCCATAGAGGGGAATTTTCTCTATAAAATCCCATTCTTGGATGCGCTGTCCTTGAAAAATACTTCTTGCCTTCATCTAAATGAATTTGGGCAATAGCATCGGAGAATCGAACACCGATTCCCATACCCTGATAATCGGGTAATACAACTGTTCTATGCCCACGCCAAGCATTTTTTACATAACCATTAGGCATTGCAATTGATGCTCCGAAGGCTACAATTTGTTCATTCCAAATACCAATAAAACATCTTGAAGATTTATGTAAATCACCTCTTAAATAATGATGGTCCTTAAACATTGCCCAGATATCCCTTGATGCTGGATATATTTTGAGATAGATATCTGGGCGTTTGAAAAATTTCCAGAATATACTTCCCCAGAATTCGTGTTAATAACCCAATCAGGTTCAAGCCATTCTAAAATATCTTCATGGCAAGTTGCTAATATAATATTCTTAATGTTATTTCTTTTAATATATTTTGATAAAGATACCGAAACAGCTTTAGCTACATTTCGGTCAACAACTGATGTGAATTCATCAATTACAGCCCCATCTTTTATTTTACGCGCCAGTTCAGCTCTAAATTTTTCTCCATTTGATAGTACATGATATGGTTTATACCAACTCGGTATAGAATTTAAACCTACAGCCCCTAATTTATCTATAGCATCAGCTGGTGTACTAAAATGTGAAACTATTGATTTCTTCGGGTCCCATTCAAATTTTTCTTCATTTCCGAATGTTTTTAATAACGTAGATTTGCCAGACCCACTTGCTCCATAAATAACGCCAATATTAAATATTTGTGGAATTTTCTTTGGGGCTCCCCAAGGAAAAAATCGTGCAGTACCGTTAAATTCACAATCAAAAGCTTTGGCAGCGAATTTAGTGAATTCATCTATATTTGTAATAACTTCTAATGGCTTGTTTTCTTTAGTTAATTTTTCTAATATTTCCATTCAACAAATATACTATAAATTAACTATAATGTCAATTAAAAAAACAAAAATATATAAAAAGGAATAGCTCGAATGGCAAACCATTCAAGCTTTATAACCTATTTATGTATATTTAAAATTACTTGTTATTGCTTCCGAGTAAACTTTTAAGCTTTTCTGCTAATATTTTATCTACTCTTTCAGCAATAAGTACATCCTGTTTTTTTGCTTGTTCAGCAATCCATTCTTTTTTCTTTTCAGCAATAGCTTCAGTTACGATGTTTTCAATTATATCTACCAAAGCACTTTCATTGATTCTTACAACCTTAGATTGTTGTTTAGTTTCTTTTTTTTCCATTTTAAATAGTTATTTAAAAAAGTAATAATAGTTATAGTCTGTATTTATAAATATATCTTAATATAGAAAAAAAAAATAACGCTAAAAAAAAATTAAGTATTTTAAGATTAGCATAGACTATCAGCACAAGATGTACTTGCATAAGCATCTGGTTTTACTTTAAATTCATAACCCATGCCTTGAATGCATCCTATAGCTTGTTTTAAAGCTACATTTGATTTATATTTTGGGTTTGTATTAATATCTGCATGTATTTCAAGTGGAATTCTATACAAATCTAATATAGGACATATTTCATATGCAACTTCAATTGATTTATATGACGGAGCGTAAAACCCACAGGTCTTTAGCCTGTGGGATGTAAGCGACTAACCCTGATTGAGAATATACTCACGAATAGTATCAGGAGATGCTTCACCTATTGAACAAACGAAATAACCATCAGACCAGAAAGTATGTTCTTTCCAAAAATGTTTAAATAAGAATGACCTGTGGGATGAACGCCAAATGTGATAAGTAGATTCTTGTTTTAACTTGCGAACAATAGAAGTAATTGAAAGACGAGGAATATAACGAATAAGAAAATGAATGTGGTCTAAATCAGATTCAAACACTTCAATTTCAAAATCTGAATTAGAGGTAATACTTAAAAAAATAGAACGCATATCCTCTTTTAACTGACCGACAAGTAACTTTTTACGATACTTGCAAACAAAGATTAAATGACACTTTAAGTAGTGTTTTGAACGATTTGTGCTGATGTAATTACTTTTTTTAGACATAGTAGCGAAATTTTTTTTGTGAATGTTTCTCAAATTCGATTGAAATATTTACAAAAAATGTAGCGGATTTAAAAAAAAGTATTAACTTTGCATAAAATCAGACTATTTAATAGTAGAATGAAAACGATTTTTAGGACATATCAATTTGAATTACAGCCAACAAAAGAGCAAAAAGTGTTGTTGGATAAGCATTTTGGTTGTGTTCGCTTTGTATTCAACTACTTTTTAAATGAAAGGAAAGAGCAATATCAAACCGATAAGAAGTCTGATAATTACTATAAACAGGCAGCTATCTTAACTGAACTTAAAAAGAAAGAGGAAACTGCTTGGCTTAAAGAAGTGAATAGCCAATCACTACAATTTGCTTTAAAATGTTTGGATACTGCCTATGTTAACTTCTTTAGAGGCAATGCTAAGTTTCCACGATTTAAGTCTAAAAAGAAAAAGAACAGTTTTACTGTTCCACAGTTTGCCAAACTTGAAAATGGAAGATTTTACGCACCAAAGTTTAAAGAAGGAATTAAAGTTAATGTTCACCGTGAAGTTAAAGGTAAAATTGGTAAATGTACTTTAAGTAAAACACCAACAGGGAAATACTTTGTATCAATACTATCAGAAGAACAATACAACCCAAAAGAAAAAACTGGTGCTGTATGTGGAATAGATTTAGGATTAAAAGATTTTGCTATTACTTCTGATGGAATTAAATTCAAGAATAACAAATACACAAAGCAATATGAAAAAAAGTTAGCGAAAGCACAAAAACATCTTTCTCGTAAGATAAAAGGTAGTAATTCGTTTGAAAGACAAAGACGAAAAACTGCAAGACTTCACGAAAAGATAACCAACTCACGAATGGATAACTTACACAAAGTATCTCATCAATTAGTATCTAATTATGATTTAATTGCATTAGAAGATTTGAATGTGAAAGGAATGGTCAAAAACCATAAACTCGCCAAACACATTTCTGATGCAAGTTGGGGAACTTTTGTTAGGTTGCTTGAATACAAAGCTGATTGGAACGATAAACAGATTGTAAAAATCAATCGTTTCTATCCTTCAAGCAAAACCTGCTGTGAGTGCGGTTGGATAAATCAAGACTTAAATCTTTCTGTTAGAGAATGGACTTGCAAAAATGGACACGTTTTAGACCGTGACCTTAATGCTGCAAAGAATATTCTGAACGAAGGATTGAAAATAATATCGTCAGGAACTGGCGATTACACGGGTGGAGATTCAAATAAGACTTTGGCAACAAAGCACAAATCTGTGAAACCCGAAGCCCATTTGTCTTTAGCAAATGGGTAGTTCACATACTTCTTTAAGCATACGTTCAGTAATGCTAGGTTTTCTCTTATCATATTCAGTTGTTACCATAATTTTACCACCTTTACCTTCACTAACCAAAACAATAACAGTAGCGTAATTATATCCATTACCTCTTTTTTGAGAATCGGTTCCAATAGCTACTTTTAATTTGTTACCTTTTTTAATTTCTTCTGTAATCAACTTTTCTAAATATTCTATTATAGGTTCGTTAATTGGACCGTGATTTACTCTTTTCCATTTCATATAACTTCATTTTTAAGTATTATTATAAAAAAAAGCCTCTAAAATAAATATTAGAGGCTTTTATTTAATTTTTATTAGCTATTATATTAAGTTCCTATTATAACATTAGGTAATAGCTCTTTAAGTCTTTTATAATTAGCCTCTCCGATGTGATTAAAATCAATTGAGATTCTAAATAATCGCCCACCTTTACTAGGGTCTAATTCTGCTATTTCTTCTGGAATATATTTAATCGGATTTCCTTTTAAATTAATAAAATCCAATTTTTTAAGTTTTCCTATTTCTTTAGGAATTTTCGTCAATTTATTATAAGGCAATGAAAGTAATTCAAGATTACTTAATTCACCAATAGACGGATGAAGTTCATGTAATCCTACTTTAATAAGTAATAACTGGTCTACTTTTTTGAATTTAGAAATGTCTGGTAATTTAGGGACTTTTCTTCCATTTATTTTAAGTATAGGAATATTCTCATCAAGACAATCAAACAAAGCTTCTGTATAACCAAATGAAATTAAATAATCTAAATAAAAATTATCATTAATATCACCTTTAAACATTCTAGTTAAATTACCCAATTCATAATGAAAATATTCTCTAATACCCTCATTAGTTGAAAAAACTGATTCATACAAATTAACATTTTCACCATTGCTTTGGTCTTTAATTTGTTTACTTTCAAAGTGAATTTGATAACATTCATTCGATTCTCCATCAAATACTTTATTGTTTACTATAATATATATAGTGCTGTTTTTACCATCAGGTCTTTTATATCCAGCTGTATATCTTTCAAACATGCCATTATTTGGTTTAGAAGTACACCAACCTGCAAATTTATCGAATACAACATTAGCATCTCTTGTTAATGGAATAAACACTGTCCATTTCCTATCTCTATAAGGAATTTCTGCTTCTCCAATTGATACAAAATGATTCATCGCCCTCTCCAAATTTGATGGTATTCTTTCAATAAAAGGGTCGATAGCATCAAACAATTGTGACAATGATTTATAATGATTAATATCTGCAGGGTCGTATTTTAAAGCCTTCCATTCATTAATAGTACCATTTTCGTGATATGCTTTCCATTTACGATACTCATTTTTTAATGCCCAATCATTAAACTTTTTCTTTCGTTTGTTCGCTTCAAATAATTGAAGATAAATCTTTGCATTATCTAAATCTTCATCAGCAAATTGTATTGCTGATTTAATTTCATCATCTTTAATCATTCTTACAAAAGTATTCAACATCCAATGCAAAAACATTTTGTTTTCAGTTGGGTCGCTAAATATCATTGATTTAAATAAACGAATAGATATTGTAACTTTAATTGAACTCCTTTTTCGTTCTTCATTAGGTAAGTAAACCCATTTAATTGCTAATATTTCATCATTATGGTTTTTAATCGGAAAAAGCTTAACTTCTTCATTATTCTTATTATTTTCTATAATTGTTTCAAATTCTTCATCAGTAAACACTTCAAATTTTTTAGCTAAAAAAATTAGACGATTTTGTGATTTATTTTTGTTATCGTACATAATTAGATTTATTTCTACAAAAATACGATATTTTTTAATAAAGGTCAATTTTTTAGCAAAATTTTTCAATCCATTCTTTATTTTCAATATCAATAAGAGATGATTTATACATAGAAATCTCAATCGGTAAGTCTTTTTCTCTATTTAATATGTCCAAAAAAACTTTATTAGGATTTTCACCACCAGTTATTCTATATTGAATTTCTTCAGCAATATTTGCATATTCATTTTTAAATAAAGAAAATAATGATTTATATATCTCCCATTTTTCTTCATCTAATTCATTTTTTATTATGTTAGTGGATACAAATTTATTGTATATTTTATCGAGAAAATTAGAACGATAAACAATTTGAGGATTAGAATTAATTTTCATACCCCACCCTATTTTAAGAGATGTTATTTTTCCATAAATATCTAATCAGATAACAATTTTTCAACCGCTTTGAGGACAATTTCAGTAGGTGTAGTAGAAAAATTTTCGTAATCAACTTTACCATTAATATTAGTACCTATTCTGGTAATATTACTTTGAAATTCATGATAATGCGGAGTACAATCACTAACCATTAATGTATGAGTACCAAGAGCCCATGCCGCCCAAGATAAACCAGAACTTACACCCATATGAAATACCGCATGTTTTATGTCATACAATCTTTCACCAATTGGTGCATCCCCCGTCTTATCAATGATATTCTGTAATTGTGTTGGTTCTTTAGATATAACAACTACTTTATATCCTTTACTGTTTAAATAATCTACAATAGGCTGCCAAGAATTCCCCCAAGATTTTTTAGGTGAACTACCAAACTCACTTAATGTTACATATTTAGGTCCAAAATTCTCAAATCGCGAATTACGAATTGTTATTTTAGGCTTAATTTCAATGAATGGAAGTCCAAGAATTTCACTAGCTATTTTTTGTAGCGGATTGTTATTAGATGTTATTGGAGAATATTTTATATTTTCTTTATCATTAGCTCCAATATAAAATTGAGTATAAACGTTCTTTATTTCCGTATTTGGTTTGACGAATAAAATTTCTGGGTATTCATCCTCAAATAAATCATTCCAAAACGTTGAACAAATCATTGTACAATAATATTTTTTTCTAAATTCCTCGACATACGGCATCCAAGCAATGTTATCCCCAAGAGCATACGCGTCTAATTTAACAAAAACAGTTTTAAATGTTGGGTCAAATTCATTTAAATAAACTAATTCACCATTTTCATTAAAAACTTGAATAATCCATTCTGTGAACCATTGTCTTTGTCCGATTATTGTCTCATTCGTTTTACAATTACCAATAAAAGTTGCACCAGTTTTTTTATCTATAAATCTTACACTAAAATTTTTAATCGTGTCACCAAATATTGTTAATTTTGGATTATGCCCTTGAACTGGTAATGTCGGTACATAACTTACTTTAAAATTAATTCCATGCATAAAACAAATAAACTTTTTTAATTAAAAAATGAAAAAAAAATATTTTAAAACTTTCATTATATTTTGTTACATTGAAACTGGTTTTGATAATAAATAATCATCAGTGATTTTATCGTTAAACCAATCTGAAATGATTTGTTCTAAAAATTCATCACTTAAATCCCCAAATTTGTATTTTAAACGTTCCTTTAATGCTTTAGGAGAAAGAGTGGTTCCATCAATATTATTATGTATTAATCCACCAGTTGTATAGTCATTTTTATCAGGAAAAATGGCAATAATCGGTTCATAATAATTTCTAAGATAATTAACAATAGTTTTAACTATTCTGTTTTGAATGGTTTCATTTTCAATTATTATATTTAATTGTTTTTCTGTTATCATTATCTTCTTTTTCATATAACCATTTTGATATAAATATCAAATAAATGATGCAAAAAAAAAATTATAAATGAGGATGCTGTTGCAAATAAAGAGTATATCTTGCTATTTCATATACTTCTTCCCATTTATTTTCTTTAAAAAATTCATAAATAAGTGTTAATGCTTCATCATCTGAAAATCCATATATCTCATCGAGATATTTAATAATTTCAAATTCAAGATTAATAATTTCTTTTGGAATATTTTTACCGCTTATATTACCACAGATATAATTTTTATGGTAATTACACCATATTTGAAAATTAGATAACGTATTATTTTTCGTATAATGAACATAACAAGACTCACAGATATTAATAAATACCATATTTTTTAAACGTTCATCCATATGCACAAATATACTACTTTTTTAAAAAATATACAAATTATTCTTTATTTTATTAATAAAAATATTTATACTTGTTACTATAAAAAGCCAATGCTTAAATAGTTATCTATATATCTTATTAAAATATAAATTTATTAATGGATGAAGAATTAAAATTGATGATGTTAAAATTTCTACAACGTCATTTTCCTATAACTAAATTAAAAAAAGATGGTAGTAGACGATTTAAGCGTGGAATCTACATTTCTAGCGGTTTTACTGGTAAAGAAGATAAAAAATATTATATAAATGATAATAATGATTTAAAACTTCTTTATTATGAGCTATTCGATATTTTAGAAAATGTATTTGGTACTAATGCTAATAATATAAATCCTGTTATTTTAAAACATCTGGGTCTTTCATAATTATATCATCAAATTCTTCCCTAGTCAATATAATGTTATTATCATTTTCATATTTTTTCTTAACTAAATCCCTTAATTCAATCTTTTCATCAATGACACGAAGCTTTAAAACATTTAAAAATATAACTAACATCCAAATTATCATTAATAAAAAATTATGATAAATAAAGGCGTTACATGCAAGAACAATAAATCCAAAAATAATTATTAAATGAGCATAAAACTTATTTCGTTTCATTTGTTTATATGTTGGAACAACTATTTTTTTATTCATAACTCTTCCTCAACATTTAAAAAATTTAACATTTTATATCCAATACTTTCAATTAATTCTCTTTTCAAAAGTTTTTCTTTCCATTCACTCGGAATTCCTTCTTCGCCATATAAAATACCAGCTAATCCACCAGCAATTCCTGCTGTAGTATCAGTATCTTCTCCTAGATTTACTGCTTTAAGTACACAATCTCTATAATTAGAAGTATTTAATAAACACCATATAGCCGCTTCTAATGTGTGAATTACAAATCCACCAGCATAGATATTATCCATAGGCAAATCTTTAAAATTTGGACTTAAAAGACGGTTAAAAACCTTAATATAATCTTCATCAAAAACATCTTTATTAGAATCAATGAAATTTTTATAAACCGATGCCGTCTGAAGCCACATGCGTTCAACAGGTATTTTATCAATTAAATGACCTTTATGTATTAACTGAATTGCAAATTCCACTAAAATATGACAAGCCATTGATGAAATAAAATGACCGTGTGTTAATTTAGCAACTTTTGAAACAAAATTAAACCTTTCCATATGGGTTCTAAACATCCTATTTTCTTTATTTTCTAGATAAATATACCAAGCCAATGGCATTATTCTCATAAGAGCACCATTACCATTAGAACCCATATCCAAAATACCGCAATCTTCAGGCTTCATTTTATTCTTTTTACGATATAATAAATTTTTAATGCCTAAAGAACTGGTATGGCCAACGTCAAAAACTTCACTGCCTGCAACCATATAATTATTATATCTCCAATTAACAAATTTGTCTGCCAATTTTTCTAAATCAAACCCTTCTGCTATTGCTTCAGCCGTACAAAGTGTTAGTGACGTATCATCTGACCATGTTCCAACAGGTTGATTATGCGAACCATTACCAACCATGTCAACACAAGGACTTATTTTCATCTCATTCCTAGATTTAAACTCATAAGGAACTCCTAAAGCGTCTCCTATCGCTATTCCTAATAGCATTTTTTTCATAACTCCAAATTTAAGTATAAATACTAACAAATATTTTAAATCATCTCTTCCTCAATATACATTCAGAAATATACATTAAATCTAATGTTTTAACTAATGTTAATTTATCTTTTCTATTTTTTCTTGAATATAAATGGTATTTAATCGGAATGATAGTTTCTTTCTTAACAAGTTTTGATTCGATTAATTTTATTAGCTTTTCTCTGGATACAATTACCCAATATTCTTCCAATTCAAATGCAAAAAAATCAGCCTCACCATATAGCCAACCTTTATCACCATTAACATTAACCAATTCAACCCAATGGACATTTTCATTCGGACCATCATCACTCCTTAAAACCTTTTTTAAACTCTTAACATCCACTTTATATTTTATAGTTAAATCAAAGTGTTTATTAATATCATCCGATTCGCTAGAAAATTCAACATTATTGAATAATTTAGCAAAGCGTTTTTCTACTTTTTTCCTTCACTTAAAAATCCCATATTTATATTTTTTCAAATAGTAATTCACTAAAATATGTATAATTATAACCTCTTATTGATTCATAAACTTGTTCAATTTGAATCATAATTTGATTATTTGAAACCTTATAAACTTTTATTGGTCTTGAAGAACCACCTATCTGGATAATAGACCAATTTTTATGGTACACATAAAACATGTAAGGGTGTTGATAATCATAATTTAATATAAATTTCCCGTAATATGGCGTTGATTGAGGCGGCTTGAATTCCCAAACAGTTGTATCCTTTTTAATTAACTCAATTTCATATATAAAGCCAGAATATCTTAAACAAGATGTAGTTCTATTTGGTCCAAAATGGGCACAACTATACCACACAGCTAAATCCAAATTACGAAAATACATTCTTCCGTCTATGAGTTTCCATCTTCCATAAATAAGAAGAGGATTTTGATTCGTTGTATCAATCGTTGTTTGATTGAAATCTTCCAGTTCATTCTTCTTGCAACTGAATAATCCTATTAAAAGGACTGCTAAAATTAAAAAAAAGTTTTTCATAATTCCTAAATTTTCTACAAAGATAATAAAAAAATCCCGAATTGCCAAATAATTCGGGATTTTTTTTATTATTTTTTTTAATTATATTTTTATATCCAAATTATTTTCCTTAAAATATTTATCAATCTCTTTTTCATTATACCCATCAACCATGTCTTTAATCATATTTATTAAATCCTCTAATGCTGTTTTTTTCCACCATATATCATTATTAATACGGTTAGCGTTAATTTCAAGTTTATTACCCCAATTATCAAATTCTTCATCTGATAAAGTTTCGGTTTTATTTTCTATTTTACTGGATAATTGATATGAATTTGCTTCGATTTTCTCTATTTCTTTATATATTAAATCTAATTTAGCTATGACTTCTTTGTTTTTAATGATTTCATTGATAGAATAACTGGTAATTAAATTATAATACCTATCCATCTTATTAAAGACATTTTTTTTATATTCAACTAGTTTATCATATTCAGCGGTTAATTCTTCCTTACTAACAGAGTTTTTCATATCTGGAGTTTCTTCTGTTACTGATTGAAGCAATTTCAATTGACTTTCAGATATTTTAATTCTTTTTCTCATTTAATAAAATGTTTATTAATAAATATTAATTATTTTTTAAAAAAACTGGTTATACATGTTATTTATACATTATTGCAGTATTTATTTATAGAATTTTATATACATTTAATTTTAGATTATATTTGATATTTATTAATAAAAAAGAAATATGAGACGATTTGATAAAATAAAACACATAGAAGCAGCGAATAAGAGACTTGAGGAATCTTTTCTTATTCAAAAAGGTTATATTAATGAAAATTTATTAACAGAAGCAGATGAAATTTTAGACTTTTTTAATTTCATTGAAAATGACCCTAGACTTAACACTATAGCTACTGTTAATTATACATCTACATTAGATGTATATTTAGCAAAACCAAAAACCAATCCAATGTTAGGAAAATTTCTAAAATTCACAAAATATGAATTTAGATTTGGACAAACATACGATAGAGCTGTTGAATTAAAAAATCCTGAATGGATTATACAACAAAGAAAAGGTGAATTCGAAAAGGTTCAAGGTTATAAAGTTCTTGAATTTGATAAATCTGGGAATCTAGTATTACCCATTATTCCAACTAAAGTAATATCATCGGTAATAAAAGTATTAGACGAGAATGGGAACATAAAAGAAGAAATTAGCATGGCTCAAATTAAAGAAAAATATGGAGAATTTTTTAGACCAAGTTTTTTCGAACCAAAGGCAAATAGTGGTTCTGGTATTGACTTTAGACTATTAAAAGTAGATAATATTAGTAAAATTGCAGCTGGTGGTAAAGTATGGATTAACCCACATTTTAAATATAAAGAATACCTAACATCTAGTTCTATTTAACCATCACTCTAACTAATTCATCATGGGTGTATTTTTTTGATAGTCGAATAATAGAATCTTTAATTGTGATTTCTTTATTGTTTAATAAATCATGAAGTTCTTTTTCTTCAATTAATAATAATGGTCTATATATTTGCCAAACAACCATTTTAGTCGGAATAAGTTTAAAATTCTTTTTCAAGTAATTTTTAGCATATTCTTTATCTCTATTAGTGTTATTACGAAAATTAATAATATCAACAATTTCTATTTCCATTGTGTTGTTTTCATAATAAATTCCAATAGGTCTTATTTTAGCCACACATTCACACTTAGAAATATTATAAATATCGCTATTATCGCTTTCAGGTATTTTAAGAGTTATAATACCTAAAGTCATATGTTTTTTATTTTTCATTTTATGTAAACGATAAAATAAAAAACTAACACAAAATATGATTAATAACATAAAAAAAATATATAATATCATAATTTACCTTTTTTAGTTTCTTCAATTAATCTAACAATAATACCTTCCAATTTTACTTTAATTTCTAAGGGTATATCTGGTGAAATTAAATACTGAGACCTAAAATCATGTAAACTAAATAAAGGATTATTACTATTTTTCTTTTCTTTAATCGAATGGTCTATTGAAATTAACATATCTTCATCATTTTCATTCAATTCTTCAATATTATCCGAACTTTCAGCTAATTGTTCATATAAATCTTTAATTTTAATATCAACAGTGCCTGATTTCATTCCTTTAAGTTTCATTGAAATTTTTTGGTCATCAGTCATCGATACTATAATATTTCTACCTTTAATAATTTCTTTTGATTCACGAGTAACAGTTTTATCTAAATTAGTCGCCATATTATAATAGTTTTAAATGTCCAGTGATTTTATCAATATCATCAGACCAATAAGGTCCAATTCCAATACAAGTGTTAGTTGGAACCCCATTAAATTCTGTTAAACCAGCATCAGTAATAAGAACACATGGAATTTTTTGTGATTTTGCTTTATCATATAAGTCAAGCAATTCATTCTCATTTTCACAGCCAAGAACAATCTTTGTAAAGCCTTCATTAATCCATTTATCCCATGGACTATCTTTCCTAAATTCTAATAAACGCCGACATATTTTAACACCAACATGTTCACCTCTTTCGGTTATTTTCATAGCATCAAGTAATAATGCCGTAGAGGCATGTGCTATTTGTGCTGCTAATTTACCTTTACGAACTTTCAGGTCATTTCTCCAAACAATAACTTGTTTTACTTTTTTAATCATTCTAATTATGCTTTTGAGTTTTGATATTTATTTCTTGAAATTATTTTTAAATCTTATTACTAGTTAGTTAATTGTTTAGGTATGCCATCAATTGCTAATTTAAAATTTGTATACCGTAAATCTTCAGTCACTTCTAATCCAAACCAATCAGGTTTTACAAATAATCGACAATCAATTTCGTTATCAAATTCAACTTCAATAGTATATAATCCATCTAACTTATTTTTATAAAAATCAAGGTATGCATGTATTTTATTTTCTTCTAAAATTATTTCATACCTTTTTTTATGGATAGATATATCTTTACATAAAGGCCAAAGTTGATTAAATTGTGTTTTAAATAATTCAATTTCATATTCTTCACGAATCATTGAACTTTTACCTTTAATTGTTTGAAAGTATTGTTCACCGATATAACTGTTATTTGAAGAAAAATATAAACACTGTCTTAAACGGAAAATATAATCACCATGAATATTTTGTATATAACCTTGTACAATTTCAGTATGTGGTATATTCGGTAATTTAGGGATATTTTTATAATCTACTAACCATTTTCTTTCAATTTCTCTGTTTTTCATAACTCAATTAATTATTTTCTAATATTTTATTTAATCTTTCTATAATTTTAATTCTTGCACGATGATAATAAGCCTTAGATGTTCCATCCGAAATGCTAAGTAATTCACTAATTTCTTTATGAGTTAAATTTTCAAAGACTTTTAAATTAAATACAGTTCTTAATTTAGTTGGTAATGATTGGACTATAGTAATAATATCTTCTATGTTTACGTTATAATATTTTTCATTTATTTCGGGTACATCTTCAGGAATGTTAGTTAATTCTAAGTCATCGATAAACATGAATTGTTTTTTAATTCTTAATTCATCAAAAATCATATTTCTTACAACTCTTTTTGCCCATCCTTCAAAATTACCTTTTCCATCGTATTTGGAAATATTATTAAATATTTTTATAAAACCATTTTGAAGGTAATCTTCTGCAGTCTCTCTATTATGAGCATATATCATGCATATTCTTAAAATAGGATTGTAGAGTAATTTAAACAATTGTTCTTGGCTTTTTCTTTTATTTAATTTACAGCCATTTATGACAGTTAAATCTATTTCACTCATTATATTAATTTTATTAGATAAAAATAATTATTTCAGCAAAGATACAAAAAAAAATTCAAATAAACAAAATTTTTTTCAAAAAAAATTGCATCTTGCTTAAAAAAGTAATATATTTGTCTTGAATTTTTAATTATTCATTATTATAATTATAACATCGCAATTAATTAGAAGATATATGGGAATTAAAGAAGAAATTTTAGCTGACAGATTAACGGCAATGAAAGCAAAAGACACTCTCGGAAAAACCGTTTTAAGCACACTCTTAGGAGAATTGGACAGAATAAATAAAAACCCTAGCGATGACGAAATTATAAAGGTTATTAAAAAAATGATGGAAAATAATCTTCTTACTAATTGTTCAAATGAAAATGAATACTTAAAAAAATACTTACCACATATTATGAATGAAGAAGAAATAAAAGAAGTAATTAAATCATATATAGAAAAAAATGACTTAAAAGACCAAAAATCCATAGGTTTAATAATGAAATATCTGAAAGATAATTATAATAATCAATACGATGGAACAATTGCATCTAAAGTTGTTAAGGAAATTTTAAATAAATAATAAAAAAACTAAATTATATTAAATGGAAACAAATATTGTCCCTAAAAGTTTTTTTGAAGGAGTAGAAAATCCTCAATTTAAAGAAAATTACGATTATTGTTTGGTTACACCAATAAATGATAACTTTGAAATAACTTACTTTAATATACCAGAAAAAAATCTAATATTGTTACATGAGAGCACTGGTAAAATACATGTAAATAAAGCAACATCTGTTTTATTTTGTTTAACACCACAATCAGAATTAATGATACCTAAATTAGATTGCCTCGTAGCAGTTTCCAGAAAATAAATTAAATAAACTTTAACTAAATTATAATGTTTTATGTACAAAGGAAAACTAGAAAAAATCGGTAAAATTAAAAATCAAGAATTACAAAATAATACCGCTGCTAGTAACACTTTTGAGGGAATGTTTATTAGATTACCAGAAGAAGGCGAATCATTTATGCTCGTAAATAAAGAATTAGAAATAATAATTAAAACCTCAAAAGTTCAAAATATTATTGAAATTGATTGGGATTATTACATTTTCATAACTCTTAATTCAAAATATAAACTAACTTACGAATTAATTTAAAGTAAATTTAGAATCATAAAATAATTTAAGTATTATTATTGGTTTTTGGTGATTATAAAAAATTTTAATGATAAATATCGTAAGAAGTTTTAAAAAAGGCTATACCAAATTTAATTTAATCTTAAAAATTAAAATGAAAATGATGCTAGATATATAACGTCATAGCATAAGATTATATATTTTCCTGTATCATTCACAATAAAAATTATTTTTTATACAAAATAATTTCAATTAAAGTTTTAAATGTTGCATGTAATACAGCTTGCAATAAGCATAATCCTATGATAGTTATTATCCACATAATTTTATATTTAGTAATTCTCTTATTTGTATTAACAAATATATGATAAATTAATTAAAAAATCAAATTAATTGATATTTTTAATTATTCTTCTTTTTTGTATTTGCTTTTTTAAATTTTTTTTTATATCTTTGTATCGAAGAAAAATTAAATTATAGAATAATAAAGATATGAAAGAATTTAGTCATTACATTGTTTTAGCTGAAAAAGAAAATCCAAATGTAGATAAATTTCTAGATATTTATCGAAAAGATAAATATAAAGCTAGGGTTATATTATACAACGGGTCAATTAATCCATTTGAATTAATAAAAAAAAAAGTTGTTGTTTTTTTTAGCACTAATGGTGATTTTGAAATTGCTTGGTATTTTAAAAAATGGGGTATAAGTAAAAATAACATTATTTATAACAGAGAAAAAAAAATATTTTCTATTTATAAAACTAGTAATGGATTTTTCTGTAAATCTAATGGCAAAATTAAACCATTAACATTAAATGATATATATTCGCAAGATAACAATAAAAATGTTATTAATTTTTTAATAAAAATCTTTCCACCATTAGAAATAATGGTAAAACATGAACTTTTATTAAACAAATCATTTAATTATATAAGTAAACACAAATTAACATCTCTTAAAAAAATGCTTCAATTTACCTATAAAGTTACATATCCATTAGCAAAAAAAATACATGAAAATATAACCTATCGTCACACTTTCAGAAAAATTTCTAATGAATATGCTGATTATGTAACAAATATACATAAATTTAATTTTGATTTTTTTGAAATAGATAATACTAATATTCTATATGATTCGTTATCAATGGCCAAAACTTTGAATAATAAGATAAATTTATCTTGGAGCGTTAAAAGATTAAAGAAAGAACATGACAAAATGTCAAAAATTATTACCGATATCACTTATTCTGAACTAAATATGCCATTAAATAACCACATTATTTATAAAAAATTTGCCGAATTTAGTGGCTATAAACTTTTAGATAGTAGTAAAGAGTTAGTATATGAAGGTATGAAAAGAAAACATTGCGTTGGAACATATGTTAATAGGGTTAATTCACATTTAAGTGGAATATATTCCATTAATGAATATACTCTTGAATTAAATAAAGTATATGACGATGAAACTTCAAGATATATTATTAAACTTAATCAATTTAGAGGATTCAATAATAAGTTAGCACCTGAAAAATTAATAATTGAGGTCGAAGATAAAATCAATGAATTTAATCGTATGATAAAAGAAAATGATACCTTAATAACTTCTAATGATGTTTTTTTAGAAAACATATTTTAATAACTATCTAAAATTAAACGGATATGGTAAAATTAGCATTTATTGAAGCAAAAAGATTAGTGGAATATTTTATTAATAATGAAGATGATTTAACTCCAGAACAATTACAAAGTGTAACACATTTCATTCAAGCATTGAATGATAGGTGTGGATGTTTGGCATTTATGCTTGCTTCAATTTTCAATAAAGCTCTAGAAAGTTGTGCTGATACATATACACAAAATATTAAACATGATTGAGTACAGAATTTGGGAAACTTATAGACGAATTTTTAGAAACAACTAAATTAATGTTTAAAAATTTCGAAAAAAAAACTTGTTTTTTAAAAATAAATTACATATATTTGTAAAAAATTAAACTTTTAAACCATGGAAGAAAAATTATCCCTCATTAAATTATCAACAAAATCTTGGCATTTTAAATTAAATCAATACGTTTATGGTAGCAAAATTATTAATACTAATATTAAAAATCTTTGCCCATATTTTTGGATGCTTCTTTTAGCAATTATAATAGTGCCATTTGTTGCTACTATTAAAATTCTTTTCTTAAAACCCATTATATTTATAATTAATAAAAATAATGAAAATTTTGAAAAAAATGTTTATAAATGGATTAATAATCTAACCCCAGCACAATTTGCTGATGTGTTTATTTTTCATGGTTATGATATTAATCTAAATGAGTTTAATCTAACAATTAATAATCATCCTAATTTAACAAAAATTACTCCAAAAAAATTTATATTTTTATGTTATAATAAATATGAGATTTTTGAGAAATGGATTAATGACCACCTTAAAATTAATATTTATACTTATGAAGGAATAGAAGAATTTAATAATAGTTATCAAAATTTTATATACGAGAGAGAAAAAAGTATTAATAAAATTTATAACGTTGAATATGAAAAAATCTCTTTAAAAGAGAAAAAACGTGAAAAAAGAAAAGAAAAAGAAGAAGAAATTATAAATATACTTACTAAACCTTTTAATTGGTTTTTTGAAACAATTAAAAAAGCTTTTACTTTTAATACCACTACAAAAATTGTTAAGACCTCAAAACATATAATAGGTGCTATAATTACAATCGGAATAACCATATTATTTTTCTACTTAGTTCAATATATTGTGTATCTTATAATGATTATCGCTAGTTCAAATATATTAGATGAAGTACTAAAATTTTTACTAGCAATACTATTTGTTTCAGCTTTATTATTAGTAGCTATATATTTTATTGTATGTGGTATTGATAATTATAAATACAATAATAAACATTATCTAATAATTGATTCCATTATATGGATAGCTACCTATTTAGTCTATCAACCAGCTAAAATATTAATATATTATCCATTATATTTTATTATAGTGATATTAGTCTGGAAAACTATATGCATATCCATCATATGGAATAGTCTAAAGTCCTTCTGGAATGGTATTATTAGCGTAAGCGGTATATTTGGCGAATATTTTGGTCGTTCAAAAGGGGATTATTGCCCAGGTATCGAATGGGAAGATGAAAAAAATTGTTAAACCTTTAAAAAAAATAAAAAAATGTACACTTATCTTATATCAATAGTAACAATTTTCATTATAATCTTAATTATTAAAAAAGAAAAAGCATTTTCTAATGTAGTTATAAGCGCACTATTTTGCATAATTGGTGCAATTATAGTGTCTTCAGTTGTGAACCTTATAAGAATTTCAGATTTAAAAAGACAAAACGTCCGATATGAGTCTTATACCCTAAAAGATTTTAAAATTAACCCAGATTCTGCATATGTATTACCTGATACTATCATTAACAAAGATTCTATCAAAATATCCAAATCTTATATTAATAATTACAAAATAACCATTAATATTGATAGAGATTTGGTTAAAAAAATAAAAATTAAAACTAATGATACCACTACAAAATTTTTTCTTGATTCCACAAATAAAATTTATATAAAATATAATGACAGAACAGTATTACTCGATAGCAATATCATAATTATACCCAATAAAAAGGATAAATATATCATTAACGAATATATTGAAAAATATATAGGGGATAATTGGACATCATCTATCTCATTACCTTTTATAAGAATTTTTTATGTGCTATCTATACCAGAAAAAGATGTTGCTAAATTGTTAACTGTAAAAAAATAAAACAATTATGGAACCATCACTAATAAATATAAGTATTAAAAAAGAAATTATCCATTGGAAAAGAATGAGAGAATTATTTAAGGATATGGTTGGTATCGGTGGAATGCTTATAGCATATCCTTTATTAGTTATTACCATTAGTATTTGCCATTATGCCTTTGCAATAATGCACGTATCATTCGAATTTATACTTTTCATATTTAATAGAAAACAATTTAAAGAAAATATGAATAAAATTTATGAAGAACTCCAAAATAAAAAATTAAATCCATCAGCAACATAAAACTATGACCACAATAGATAAAATAAAATTAGAAGAAATTGAATGCTCCAAAGAAAATCTCATGGATAAATTATGGCTTATAGAAAATATACCTTGGATAAATCATTCTAAGAAAATGGCTAAACTTATTCCAAATAAACCCATTAGCTTATATGTTATAAAAAATTATGGGTCAAATATTATGAAAATTAAAACCATCCATTTTAATAATATCATTATATCAATATCACATGGATTCTTTGAGAATTTTTATTCATTCAAGTTTAGATTAAATGATGAAACTGTTTATCAGTCTAACGACCATAGTGAATTATCATTTTCCAAAGATGATGCCAAAAAAATAATAATCGAAAAAAAAGAAATGAAAATAAAACAACTTAAACATCAATTAAATTTAGAAATAGAAAGTTTAGAAAAAATAAAAAAAATGTAATATGGAAAAAAATATTATTCAATTAACAATTAAATGTGATAATCCAAATTGTGATTATATGAATGATTCAGTTAATTTTAATAATTTAGAAGATTTTCTTAATAAATCATGCCCAAAATGCGGAGAAAATCTTTTAACAGAAAAAAATCTTAATTTAAGTAAAATACTTATATTTGTTTTAAATGAATTGGAAGAAATGTTAGTCGAATTAAAAAAAAATATAGAAGAAGATAATACACCATATTTTGAGGATAACTCAATATTTAATATATCAGAAGAAGAATTAATAGAATTAGAGAAAATACTTAAACGTCCTAATGGAAAAGAAATTATTAAAAAATTGATGATTAATTTTTTTAAATTTTGAAAGATAATTATTAAAATAATAAAAATGTCCATATTCGCGGGAGATAAAATTGCGAACAAAATAATAATAAATAAAATAATTAAAAAAAAAAACTATGAAAAGAGCATTTGGAATTTTTATCGTGATGAGCTTATTATTTTTGGGTGCTTGTACTACAAGCGAAACTAATGAAACTGATGTAGTTGATACAACTGTAATCGTTGAATCACTTGACACATTGCCACCAGTGGTACCATTGGATACTGCTAAACAAATACTAATTGACACAACAAAAACAGTTAAGTAATTTAATATCTTATCCAACAAATAACCTCAGCCCCCAAAAAAAATGGGGGCATTTCTGTTTTTTAGTTTCAAGATATAAAAAGAAATTACATATGAATAAAATAACTAAAAAAAAAGACAATGAAAAGAGCATTTGGAATTTTTATCGTGATGAGCTTATTATTTTTGGCTGCTTGTACTACAAGCGAAACTAATGAAATTTCGAAATTGTGTGTGGGTAGTGTTGGATTACGAAGTACTTAGCTATCAAATTATAAACAAACTTAATAAAGAGAAAAATATGAATGAATTAAACAAAAAAACCACATTACCTATACGTGGTGTTATGCCACATTTTTCTTCAGTCTTATCACTCTTTGACGGAATGAGTTGTGGGCAAATAGCACTTAACAGGGTTGGAATTAAATATGACCATTACTTTGCGAGTGAGATTGATAAATTTGCAATAAAAGTAACACAAACCAATTACGATTAAATCCCAAAGAAAGCCCACGTGTTTCAACCGTGGGATGAATTTGGTTAATAATTTCGTTTAGATATTTGGATACTTAAAATAAAAGTTATATATTTGCCAAATGAATAACGAAAGATGGAAACATAGTAATATTAAATAATATTACACCAGCTATAATACCTTTATGGTAGCAAGCAAACCAATGTGTAGTATATTGAGATATATTACCTAGCCATTCGTGTCTTTCAATAAATTTTTTTAATTTTTGTTGTTCTTTTTTATCAGTAACATTAATAAACAAAAAATCAGAAACTCTTAATGTTTCTACATATTCTTTAGTAAAACCACATTCTTTTAAATCTTCTTCAAGATTTTTTAGTCTAATATCATATTGCCAACATTGTTCTTTATTGTATGTGTTTAATCTTTCTTGTATCATTTTTAATTTTTGTATATTATTCTGTATAAAAAAACTTTTTTAAAAAATAGTAACAATATATTTTTTAACGATTTATAACTACAAATATACAATAAATTAATTAAAAAGTCAAAATTTTTATTTTATCTTTTAATACATTAATTATTAAAATCAATAAAATGGTAATCACCATCGATAATACCACCAAATTTATTATAAATTTTAGGTACTTGTTTTTTGTTTATTCTATTTGGTAAATAAGAATATATGCCCTTAATATCATCACCAGAAAAATCAAATAGTGTTTTATATAATTTATACCCATATCCCATATCTCTAAAATTTCTATCAATTTCTATGTTATGAATAGATAAATAATAGCCATTTCTATCTTTAAAATTTATTTTACTTTTCCAAGCATCTAAAAATCCACGTTTAACCCAAGATTCTTTACCATTAACATATTCTTTATGCCATAGAGTTATATATCTTGCATCATTTTCATCATCAATAGCAATTCTAAAATCACCATCATCATAAACTATTTTCTTACCATATTCATCAACAAATAATACTTTTCTTGATTTATCACGATTAACATTCTCATGCAGATATTTATGTATTCTAGTTAGAATAAATTTACGTGTTTCCATATTTAGTTTCTATAACTTACATTATAAAAATATTTAAAGTTTAACATCAATTGAATATTTTAATGGTGCATAAATGGCTTCTTCATAATTTCCAGTAGGAGAAACTAACACATCTCTACCATCAACATCCATTGAAATTATTTTTCCCTTTCCATCAAAATACATATCATTGTGTTGTATTGCATATTTTTCATAGGGGGTAACCCAATCTCTTGGTCGTATTTCATCATAGCTATGGTTATCAACTGCCCTGTATATTGTAATTTCACCCCTTGGGTATCTAGTATCATTTTTTGTATTAATTATTCTACTCCAACGAACAGCATCAGTAGCATCTGTTGTTAATAATGAAGTATTTTGTAATATCCACCTATAAACTTCTTTTGGTACATCTCTTGGGTCATCATATCTATTATTTAAACCACTAGGTTTAATGTTCTTTTTTGTTTTATCTTTGGTTTCTCCATATTGGTCTCCAGTAAGTTGATATAATTTACGTCTGATGGCACTTGCTTCTTTCGCTTTTTCTTCCCAAAATTCATACCCACTTTTACCGTAGCTATGATTATAAAACCAATTATCTAAATCTTTTAATTGTTTTTTTAGCACTTTAATTTCATTATTAGTGTTTTCATTCAAATATTTACGTATAGTATTTACTATAAATTTACGTAGTTTCGTATCTTTCTCCATATATTTTACTTTATATATAAATATTTAATTTTTAATTTTCTACCAATAAAAATAAAACAAAAAGGTTTGTCTTTCGTATTAAAGTTTATTGGTTAAATCCGCACTACATATAACGGTTACAAATAAATGTAGTTTAAAATAAATATAATAAAATGATGAAAAATAAAAATAAGACAGAAACTCAAAATAATAGTAAGAAAAATTACATTTATTTGGTGTTATATTTTGGTTTAAAAAATTATTCCAAAAAAAGAAAAATATTCCATTAGGAATAGTTGTTAAAAATGAAAAAGGGGCTGATGAATGAACCTATTATACAAATACATCTTTTTATGTTGTATTTGTATGATAAAATCATAGTAAAAAAATTGGTTTTTTTAAATAATTTATAGTATATTTGTTAATGTATATTTTTTTAATTGAAGACGCAAAAATTAAATACTTTAAGAATAGTAGAAATGGATATAGAAACTACAAATTTTGAAAACTTTACACCCGATGAATATCGTGATAATTTATCACGTTTAGGTGTTGATAGCCATAGTTCTTTAGTTGGTAAAGAGGTTTATTATGTGAAAAAAGAATATGGTGTCCATAAAATTGTGAAATGGGATTCAAATAGAGGAGAATTTTTACTTAATTTAGATGGTCAAAAGTTTTGGTCAAATCCATTTAGAATTCATATTTTTTAGTAACGTGCGTGTAATAAAAGTACGGAAATAGTATTTATTTTTTATATGTAGTTTCGATAATTAATTTGAAAAATTAAAAATGATACAAGAAAGATTAAACACATATAATAAAGACCATTGTTGGCAGTATGACATTAGGTTAAAAAATCTTGAAGAAGATTTAGCTAAATGTGGTCTTACAAAAGAATATGTTGAAACATTAAGAGTCTCTGATTTTTCATTTAAAAATATTACAGATAAAAAAGAACAACAAAAATTAAAACAATTTATTGAAAGGCATGAATGGTTGGGTAATTTATCTCAATATACAACACATTGGTTTGCTTGTTACCATAAAAATATTATTGCTGGTGTAATATTATTTAATATGCCAAATGCATTTTCAAAAATTCTCGGAGAAAACACCAAAGAACTTGAAAGGTTAATAAGTAGAGGTGCTTGTATTTCTTGGAGTCCTAAAAACTTAGCAAGTTCATTTTTAATGTGGTGTATAAGATGGATGGTGGACAATACTCAATATAGATTATTTACTGTTTATTTAGACCCAACAGCAAAAGAACTTGGAACAATATATCAAGCTTGTAATTTTTATTATATGGGGCAAAATGCAGGGACAACAATAAGATATATAAACCCATATACTGGAAAGATTGTAAGTGATAGATATTTTATACAAAAAACGGCATATAAAAAGTTTGCAGAAGAACTTGGTATTGAGTGGCAAAAAGATTAGAGCCATAATACAGGAATGAATTGGAATAAAGTACCATCTGAAATTGAAAAACAATTAAGGGATTATTCAAAATATAAACAAACGGTATTTAAAAAAATATTAATGCCATCAAAACATAAATATGCTTATGTTCTTGGCAAAGATAAAAAAGAGACAAAACAACTTCGTAAGTTATTTGAAGAAAGAAATAAAATTTATCCTTATCCAAAAGAGCGAGGTAAATAAAAAAAATTAAATAATATGGAAAAAAAAATTGATTTTATTAAATTAAAAACACCTAATCTTAAGGAAGTATTAGATGTTAAAAGTAAAGATTATGATGATGAAAACGGATTCATTGGTGAACATTACGAAGTTAGGTGTTTGTTAAACGTACTAGACACTAATATTCCGACAGAAAATATGTTAGGTGAAGAAGAAAAAATTTGTTTAGTTGATAAACAAGAATTTTAAAGATGGGTTAATGATAAAAGTTCAATAAAATGGATTTAATTTTTATTGTCTATAAAGTTAATAAAAAACAAAGAGAAATTATATCATATTGAGAAATTTGGGACAATATTTGCTTAATATATATATATATTATGCGAGTAAAATTATCACAAGATGCAAAAATAAGGGGAGTATCCGTCAGAACTCTTTGGAAAAGAATTAAAGAAGGTAGTTTACCTATTCATAAAAATGATGAACAATGAAAAATAATGAAATAAAATGTTTAAGTTGTGGTGTGGTTATTAAAAAATTTAACTTAAAAAGACATATTAATAGTAAAAAACACAAATTAAATGTTGATAAAAAAGTGAATAAAATGAAGAGTAAAATAATTTAATTGTTTTATTACTTCTAACGGTTCTAAATATAAGCAGTTATCAA